GTCGGGGGGTCGAGGGTCGGGAGGCTTGGTTCAGTTCTTTCGGCTTTCAGGTGATCGGTCGGGAGGGGGGCGTATGGATTCTCCACGTCGTCCGGTCTCGGTTGATCGCGGAGAGCGACCGTCTTTTAGGACTGATGACTCGGGAGGGGCGACGGGGGGGTGTGATCGGGGTGTACGACGCGGTAGGGGGTCGGGCTTGGATCGAGGTTCGGGACTAGGAAGGGACTCCGGGGGCCTTCCACTTACCGGACATGACCGGGCCTTCAGATCCATCCCAGTTGCCTCCAAGGATAATCGCAGTCCCGCCGATCTGGGCTTCGCCGTAGATTTCGGCTTTGCCCCAGACCTTGGCTCCGCCGAAGACCTCGGCTTTTCCGAAAACCTTGGCTCCTTCGCTGACTTTGGCGTCGTCGTAGACCTCGGCGTCGCCGTAGATTTGGACTTTGCCTGAGACCTTAGCGTTGCCGTGGACCTTGGCCCCTTCGCTGATTTCGGCTTTGTAGCCGACCTGGGCTTTTCCGGAGACCTCGGCGTTTCCGAAGACCTTTGCTTCGCCGTAGATTTCGGCGGATCCGCCGATTTGGGAATCGCCATAGATCTCGGCGTGGCCGTAGACCTTGGCACCCTCGAAGACCTTAGCGTTGTCGTAGACCTGGGCTTTGTCATAGATTTCGGCTTGGTCGAAAACCTTGGCTTTGTCGTAGACCTGGGCGTTGCCGTAGATCTTGGCGAAGTCGTAGACCTGGGCGTTGCGGTAGACGGCGGTTATATCGTAGACCTTGGCGTTCCCGTAGACTTTGGCGTTGCCGAAGACCTTAGCGTTGTCGAAGACTTGTGCTTGATCGAGGACTTGGGCGTTGTCTTGAATGTGTACCCCACGGACGTTGACTTCCTGGGAAGCCCTACGGCTCAGAGAAGCAAGAATAGCCCTTCTCTCAGGATGCCCTACGGGAAGGGAGGCGGCTTTACGGATCAGGTGGGATCGTGCGATTCGGTTCATCGGATAGTCCTCTCGCTTAGGGAGGGCTATCGGGAACCTAGCGGGGAGAGGTTATTCTTTGTTATCCCTGAGCCACTGGTCCAGATCACCGACTGCCCTAGAAGTCTTGCCATAGCGGGGTCCGTTGATGCCTTCGGGGTAGAGGACGAAACCCCGGGCGGCAAAGAAGGGGACATCAGTATCCATCTTGTCACCGCTACCGATGCGGTTCTGATTGATGGCCTTGTTCACTCGGGCCACGTCATTCCACGAATCCACGGAGAATTTGCAGATCAGACCGTGTTGGGGTCCCATGCCCTCGTTATCAATCTTGACACCGAACATGGAGGAGAGCTTCCTGAGAGCATCTTCCTCTAGTCTTTCGAGGGCTTTCTCATTCTCTTGGACTTCGATAGCGAGTTCATCACCTTCGTCAGCGGAGTTCGCGAGAACGTCCTGTTCGAGTACCAGGACGAAGGTCATCATGGATTCTTCGGGGTTCAAGGGATGCTTTCCCGCAGCGGTGCGGCTGATCAGGGGAAGCAAGTGGGGCCGGAGTTCCGGATTCTGATGGGCGAGGCGGACGATTTTAGATCGTAGATTGGACATGGTAGTGAGATCCTCTCGCTTAGGGGAAGGCTATCGAAAGCCTAGCGGGGGTCAAGACACTCAAGAAGTCGTCGAGAACAGGATGGCTCCCGCCTTCGGACTCGACTGGCCGTCGTAAACCCGGTCCCTTCCAAGCATCTGGATCTCTGCCCGGATCTTCTTCACCTGAGTCGAGGTCAAAGACGGGTCCAACAAGGACTGCCGAAGGTGCGCCTTGCGGGCGACCTCGAACTGCTGGCGCACGCTAGGGTCAATCTGGCTACGTCGAATGAAGGGCACGATCACCTCCGCCGGGTTGGGTACACGGCCAACGTCACGTTCGCAGGATCCCTGACTTCGCGGCTTTGACCCAGGAACATGGGCTTGCCGTTGAGCCTGTAGCGGTCTGCCGCCGCGTAGCCCTCCCCGTATCCGGTCGGGCTGATGACCCCCTTCAGCGTGACCCCTTCTCGCGTCGTCTCCGGCGTCCCCAGGATACCGTAGGTGACGATCACCATCTGGATCTCGTCACCTTCCGACCGGACGACGTCCGTCGGGAAGGCTTCCTCAAAGAAGTCTCGCACGAGCATCGCTCGGCAGACGAGAGCACCGCCTTTCAGCACGGGCCTGAGATCCGCCTCAAAGCTCTCCGATACCCAATCCACGGGTCCGCCCGGGTTCGTCCCCGAAAGGACGAACGCCGACCCTCCACCCCGGTACAAGCGGAAGCGCCGGGTGCCCGTAGGCGTCGCCGTCGTGTAGCCGACGTACTGGAGGATGGCCCCGTCTGCCATCGCGACAAGCTCGCCGGGCTCTCCGAGGAACCTATCGAATTCCTCGCCGCCCGTCGTGAGCGGGAGGATCGTCTGGACCGGACGAGGGCCGGACATCCGCGAGTTCATCGCGGAGGCTTCGTCGTTCAGGGGATTCTCGCAGAGGAAGTCCGAGTCTTGGAGCAGGATCCCTAGCGGTAGGCGTTCCGTCATCCCGACGAGCGCCAGAGGCGTGGTCCCGTTCCCCGCGTTGACCGCTTCGTCCCTACCGCCCATGAGGTAAGAAGCCGTGACGACGGCTCCGACCGGACGGGCGTTGTTATAGGGAACCAGTACGCGGATCGCGTTCTGGATGAGCGTGGTCGGGGCTCCGGTGTGGCGCACCGAAACCCGAATCCCGTTACCCTGCTCCCCTACCGGGACTGCCTCTATCGTCACCCGGGTGTCGTCCGAGGCCAAAGCGGTGATCGTCCCCGTGAGGTCCGGATGGGCGTTGATCGTCGCTGCGAGATTCTGAGCCGTGAGGTTCAGCGATCCTGCGAGACGAGTCACCTGAACGGCGAAGTTCACGCCCGCGATATTTACCGGAGCCAAAGTAGACTCGCGAATGATCGCGACGTTGAAAGTCGTTGGTCCCGGGGTCAGGGGGACCCCAGTAGTGTTGTGCCACTGGAACTGGATGTTGTTGGCTCCATCGACATACGCCCAAGTCGGATAGATCCAACCTCCCGTGCTCGGGACGTTTACAACGAGAGCGTCACCGATAGCTACTCCCGTCGCGTCTCCGCCGGTCAAAGTTCCGGTGCCGGTAGCCCCTGGAGCGACCGGGCCGAGCAAGTTCACCGTCATAGGACGGACTTCATTTCCCGCCGCCAAAACCTCGAAAGGAACGTCCGGTTGGGTGTAATGCGCGGCAAGCTGTACCGTGTTCGCCGCAGAAACTCGTCCCTGATACAGAACCCCGTTCGTGTGAACGCTAGGGTTCACGGTAACGACGTCTCCGACTTGAGCCCCTGTAACCGTAACGCTTGCGGTCGCCATCGCCCCAGGAGCTACCGTTGCGAAAGGCGCGGTCGCGGTCGCAGAGTACGTCGCCGTTTGCGATGTCGTGTCCACTAGGAACAGGTCGCTCGCAGGCAGGTTGTACGGTGCAGCCTGGTAAGCGGCGTAGTTCGCCTGCGTCGTAGCGTAGAGGTCGATAGCCTCGCCGTCGAGCCGGGTCACCCGGACGACCGCCGACGAACCCAAAGAGGGGTTCAGAGCCGGAAGACTCACCCCGTTGTTCAGTAGCTGTAGGTCGAGTCGAGCCCGGTTCTCGTTGTTCTTTTGACCTTCCGTGTACGCCCTCGTGAGGACGCGCCAAGGCGGAGTCGTGGCCGAATTCGGCATCCGGCTCGCCCCTTCCGGAGTCGTGAAGCCCACGTCGAGCGGAGTCCCGGGGAACATCGCCCCGCCGACCTTTCCTGTCCCGAGCGTCGTGTAGAAATCCATCGACGCTAGAACCTCGAAGGCCCGAGCGTTCGGCGTCTGGATCAGGAAGTTCCCGTTCGCGTCGAACTGCTGGATCGGGGTCCGAAGCGCGTACTGCGCGTTGACCGGGATCTGACCGTATCGGGCTTCGTAGTCCGACGTAGTCAGCGTGTTCCCCGCCCTCGTCATAAAGGGGTCGCCTTGGTAGACGGTGCGGTTGTACGCGGCGTAGAAGTGGTCGTTGGAAGCCGCCGGGCAAGGGATGACCATGTGGACATCCTCAAGCTCGATCACGTCTCCGTCCGTGTTCTCCAGGCCCCCGAGAGCACCCCGTCCCTCGCCGTTGTAGCGGCGGACGAGGACGTAGTTGTTCTCGTCGATGAAGCCTCGGCTGAAACCAAAGACCGTAGCTTCGATGACGTAATCGAAGTCCCCGAAGCCCTGCCCTGCGACGTAGCCCGGGATCCGGGTCAGGTCGAGGACGTTCGACGGAATGATATAGGTGTGGTCGCCTTCTGCCTGCGTGAGATCCTGAGCGCCGTTCTGGAGGATGAAGAGCGTCTGCTGGTCAGCATCCTCGCGGATCAGGTTTCTTGCCGGGTTCGCCGCCGGAGTGTAGCGGTTGACTTGGAAGGTCTGACCACCCCGAGCGACATAATCGCTGGCTTCGTAGACGCCATAAAGACGTGCGATCCCCAGATAGGGGGGAAGCTGGATCCCTTGGAGCCCGTGCCCAAGGTCCGAAGACTGGACTTCATTTAGCCGGTCAATGATCCCCTGCGCGTACAAGGCAGACGGATTGATGTCCGTCGTCTTCCGGGCCGCGTAGAAGGGCCGGTTGTTCAGCGGGTCGATGATCGTTCCCGAGTGCCCGTACAAGTTAGGCTGCCCGGTCGCCAGGAACAAGGGGAGGACTTGCGTACCCCCCGAGATGTTCGACTCGCCGCCGATGACGTTGAACACCGGCTCGTTGAGCGTCGAGGAATCCCGGAACAGGTGATTGATCCCGGGAAGGAACGGGCCTGCTCCGTTGGTCGTGTCCACCCAGTACGGGATGTCTTGCCGACCGAATCGGGGCATGTACTCGCGGGGGACCGCGAAGCCCATCTGCTTGCCGCTGGTCGAGGTTCCCGTGAACAGGACCATCGAGTCTTTCGGGACGGGTGGGACTTCCGGATACGAGTACGGTCCCAGTAGGCAGTCCGACCCAAGCTCGCCCCCCGTGAAGGACAAAGAATGAAGGGTCATCCCACGGTCGCGGAAAGGCCGGAAGATGACGGTCTTCGACCCACGGTCCAAGAAAAGCTCATGCTCCCGGTCCATCTCGGTGAACCCGACGACGTTGCCACCGTAGTTGGGGGCGAGCGGCGCGTTCCAGCCCAAAGCCGGTAGCCGGTTCCACGTCGAGACGTGCGCGAAATCCCAAAAGGCTTCGTTGTCCGGGGCTCCCGACGCTGCGGGGAAGGTCGTATCCCGCACCGCCGGAGACTGCCGCAGATAGGCTCCGATGGTGTTGGTGACGCCGCCCCGCATGGAGAAGCGGACGACCTCGTCGGGGACGCGAGCCGTGGCTCCGCGACCCGGGTGGTACATGAGCGTCAGATCGATCAGGAGCTTCGACGGAACGTCTGCCCGGGACAGTGGGCCGCTCGTGACTTCGGGCATCGAGAGGTCATAGGTCTCGCCGTACCCGAGCGCCGTTCGCGCCCAAGGAGTGTTGGAGAGTCCGCCGATGTCCGTGAGGACGACGGCGAGATCCGCAACCCGGGTGGCGAAATCGGAGGTGTCTTCAGCGTTGTGGTAGGGCGACCGGAACTCGATCACGACGCTGTTGCCCGTGGCCGAGTCAAAGGTCGTACAGTCTACAGAGAGAGGCTGAACGACGACGCTGGTCGCATTGGAGGCGAAGTTGCTCGTGAACCCGGCTCCGCCCGCCGAAGGGTTTCGTCCGGCTCCGATGACCTTGAAGGCCCCGTTGTTCTGGTAAGAATCCGGGTCGCCGTAGACGACCAGATAGACCTCGGACGAGGCTCCCGTCTGGTCCCGCCCGTTGTCCGTCATCATCCCGTAGAGGGTCCGCTGCGCCCGTAGAAGGGGCAGGGAGACGAGCGCCGGGTTGTTCTCGAAGTTGCCTTCGGCGTCCTTCGAGAAGGTCAGTCCTGCCGTCTCAAAGTTGATTCCGAGATCGATCTCGAAGACCCCGCCCGTTTCGGTCAGGTTCGTCACGGCTCGCGAGAGCCGGAGGGACGAGTTGAGGATTCCTCCGAGAGCGATGAAGGGACGCTCAAAGTTCTGATCCCTCCAGGGGTACATGGGACCGACGTGCCGAGCAGCCTCGGTCGCGGGCATCGGAGCGGGGGCGGGCTCAAAAGCCCGCTGGTCGATGAACCGCAGTTGGATCGGATACTGGTTTCCCTGGTTTACGTCGGCCTCAGGGAAATTCGCTCTCCAGTATTCTTTCGGCATCACGAACCGGACAGCCCGATCCGAGCCGTCGCGGAACGTCCCGCGAGCGCCCTCCGAGCCATTCGCTCCGCCGATGAACATCAGGACGGTCGAGCCGTTCGAGAAGCCGCTATCGGTGATCGCCAGCGACGTCCCGTTGCCATTGTTCATAAACCCGATGGGGTGGAAATCGGGTCCAGTATCCCAGGCGACCGTCGTGTCGAACTGGTCCGCCGTGAAGTTGGTCGCGTCCAGCGTCGCCTCGTTGTCGAGGAGAAGGTTGACTTCCGGCTGGATCGCCGCTGCATCCGAAAAGACCGTGCGGATGCCGTCCGTTCCATCGACCGGGTCCGTATGGTTCGGGTGAGTCGTCCCGCCTGCATAGAGGTCATCGACCTCGTGTACGGTGACGCCTTCCGTGTCCCCGGCCCCCGAAACCTTCCACGTCGAGCGAAGCTGATTCTTTGCAAGGGAGGCGACGTTGTGCTGGAGGAGCCGCTGGAAATCCCAGTCGCCCGGGTTGACCGCCCGACGAAGGTCAAGGATGTCCGTCATCGCCACCTGATCGGCGTACAGGCCGTCCGGGCGCGTGTTATAGAACCGGACCACGGTCCCCGCCGGATGACCGACGCCCGCCGTACCGTAGCGACCCCGGCCCCCTACCGGAATGGTGATCGTCGAGCCGATGAGGTTGACCGCCGAGACCCCTACGATCTCATCGTCGATCACGAGGAAGGTGCTCGAAAGAACTAGCTGGGGGTCTTCCAAGCCGGACCCGTTGAGTCCGGTGATGTTGACCGTCCCGGTCGCCGTAGGGCTCAGGTTGCTCGTGAGGGTAGCGGTCGTGAGAAGGCGGCATCCCGCGAGCGGATCCGGCAAGAAAGCGTTGTTCGGCGTCCGAAGGAAAGCGCCGTTCTGGTTCGGGTTGCCCGCGTCGGTGACCGCCACATAGGGGTTCGAGTTGCGGCGGAACACGGCGCAAACCGGGATCGCGTAGGTGTAGCCGTCCACGGTCCCGAGAGCATTGTTCGGATCCCCGTCGCCCGCTCGCCAGAGGCTAGGATCTCCGAGAGCCTCCCTCATGTTGACCCAGGTGAAGCCTCCGATGGGCGAAGCGGAAGCCCCTTGTCCGAGGATATTCGGGTCGTCCAGACCGTCCGGGTGATTAGCGATGGCAACGCCCGCCCCTAGACCGCCGCCCGAGCCAAAGACTCGCAAGCGGTACTGGACCTGGATCCGGCCCGTCGTTTCGTAACCGATGGCCGGATCTTCGAGGTCGTCCGGCAGGTTGACCCCGCCGTACTTGGTGTTGCCGTACTTGTAGAGGGTCGAAGCCGTGGGCTTGCTGGCCGTCGAGGGGTTCGGGTCGATGCGGACCTGCCAGGCTTCGAGGAAGACCAGATCGACTCGACCGTCCGTTCCGGGCGGCGGATACAGGCGGATGATGTTCTGGAGATCCCCTTCGACGGTGTCCGTACCGGCGACCGGAAGGATCCAGCCGTTTACGTTCGCCCAGATGACCGGATTTTCTTCGCCGGTCTTGGGGCGTCCCAAAGAAAACTGGTTCACCCATTGAGAGTTGAACTGGTATTCGTTGAGGGCGCGAGTCGGGTCCATGATGAACCCGGAGGGCATCGCGGCTTTGACGGCCTGACGCAGCCGCTCCCAGTCCATCTGGGACATCAGATTGAACTCAGAATCCAGGGGAGGCGCGTCCTGCTGCCAAACGACGGCGCTGAACTGCCGCCAGACAGGGTTGAGCGTGCGGGAAACTCCCGGGCCGAAATCAGTCGCCATAGTGCCTTATCCCTGCGAGCCTATCCGATGAAAACCGGGGCTTAGAAAAGAACCGCGAACTGAGCCAGATAGACTTTGTTGGCCCCGTCGTTCCGGAACGCGAGACGGAAGCTGGTCGTCTTGGCGCCGAAGGCGACGGGCTCCAGAAGCCCGACCTCGCACCAGTTGGCCCCATCGTCGGGCGATATGTAGACGCGGAAGCCAGGGGGTTCTTGGTCCGTCTCCTGAAGATACCGCAGGGCGGGTTCGTTCTGTCCCGCGAGCGCCCCGTAATCGGTCGCGACATCCTGGGTCACGTCAAAGGCGTAGAGCTTCCAGTAGACGACGAAGTCGTCAGTCCCGACCGGATTCCCATAAGCGTCCAGCGTGTACGGGCCGATGTCGATGTTATCGGTCACGAGGATGCCCGGATGGCTCGGGCTTCCGCCGATGAGGACGAAGGTTCCGGGGTCCGCAGGAGCCGCCGTATTCGCCGCCAGGATGGCCGTATGAGTCGGCATACACCCCGCTGCGGGTCCGAGGCTGCTCGCCGCCCGACCCGTCTGGACGCGCGTCGGGAGGTATGCCGGGGCGTTCGGGTCAGTCGAGTCCTTGAAGGTCGCCGTGAGATCCAGTTCTGCGACGTCCAAATCGGTCAGCAGCGGGTTGAAGTAGATGTTCCCGTACATCGGGTACGAGGCGAGCAGGTGGGCGAACGCCTGGCTCACGACGTCCCCGCCGTCGTTCAATCCCGCTCCGTTGAGGACGTAAGAACTGGTATCGACGGGGAACGAGATACCTTTGGGGACGGGGATGCTGTACCGCCCGTTGATGGCGGTCTGACCTTCGACTCCGGGCGGGGGGTTCTGCTCGACTTGGGTGATGAGCGGAGTCCCGGCGAGGGGAGCCGACAAGTGACTGGCTAGATCCACGAGGATTCGCATGAGGGCTCCTGATCAAGTCTGAGCGTTGTGATCGTTGTTGTGGTTGTTTGAGCCCCAGATTTGGTTCGGGGCGATCCCGAAGCGGTTCCCGACGGCTATGGAGTTGGTTGGCTGGGTCGTCGTTCCGGGGGCAAGGACGTTTCGGATCGTGTTGCAGATGTTCCCCACGAGGATGCAACCGATTCCGTGCGATATGTGGCCCGTAAGAATGTTGCTGTGGATCTGATTGTCCGTCCCTTCGAGGTTCAGGTCTCCCGAAAGGGTATTGGACGTAAAGAAACTAGTGGAACCTTCAAAGTTTCCTCCGGTTCCAGAGGCCCCCGTCCCGATGATACTCGTCGCCCGGTTGTTCATCACTTGGACCCCGGTAACAGCAGCCGTGGTGCGGATCGATCCCGTTACCTGATTGTTGGCGATACGAGAAGACGAACCGACGTAAATGTGTCCGGTGATCCGATTGTCCGTGATCGTCGAAGAAGCTCCGGCGCTCAAGTCCCCGCCGACCGTGTTTCCTACGACCTCATGCGTCCCCGACGCTGCGGTCAGGTTTCCTGAGATCGTGTTCCCGAAGAACTTGTTGCTGGCTCCGGTGATGACGATCTCTCCGCCGACGACGTTGTGTCGAAAGAGGTTTCCAGTTCCGGAGACGAGGATGTCGTTTCCGGAGGTGACCTCGTTTTCCGCGAAGATCATGTACGACCCGTCGAAAGGATCGGTCGCGTCTTCTCCGTACACGCCCAGTTCTAGGTAGTTGTTCGCGACTAGCGTATTTACGACCGAGGCGTTGTCGTCCACGAGAGCCAGGGCTATGTTCTTGGTAACCCTTGAATTGCTAGTGGGGGTCAGGAGCAGCCCGAAGTTCCCATCGACCCAGGAGTACTCGCTCGCGACTCGAATTCCGGAGTTGGCGACTCCGGAACCGTTGTCCATTCGGTTGTTCCGGATGGTCGCCTTGGAGTCGTTTGAGATCACATGGACCCCGAGGTCGCTCTGGACGAAGGTGCTGTTGGAGATCGTGATGAAGTTCGACTCCACGAAGATCCCGTGATTGACCCCGGACCCGTTCGTGTTCGTCGCGAAGATCCCTTCTTTAGCGAACGTGTACGAGATTCCCGTCCCCGCCGCGATGACAGTTCCGGGCGCCGCGTTCTCCGCGTACCCCAGGTTTCGAGCCGTGATCTGAGTCGTCGGCGCGACCGCCGTGATGATGAAGTAACCCCCGCCTCCCGTGACGTAGATGACCTGACCGACGTACATGGCGGGCGAGGTAGCTGCCGTGTCCACGACGGGGATGTTCACGGTAGCCCCGACGGCGGGGATCGTGAAGCCCGGAGCGGCAACGTCAGTAGACGGCTTCCAGATTGGATTTCCTCCGACGTGGACGTTGATGAGGTGATTGTTGGAGATGATGGGCCGGTCGCCCGCACAAACGGTGATGACCCCTTCTCGTTCGGTGTCCGAGATGTAGTTCTCGGTCACGATGTCTTCGCGCCCGTAGGCGACGATCCCGTACCGGAAGCCCGTACCCGAGAGACTCCCGATGAAGTTCCCTCGAAAGTGGTTGGCGACGTTGGTGGTCGCCGCTGGATCGGTGGGGGACAGCCGAAGACCTACACCTTCGATGCTGGTTACGGGCAAACCCGTCGAAAGAATCCGGTTGTTTTCGATGTGGCAGTTGACCGACTCGCTTCCATCGTCGAGATAGATCCCGAAGTCGGAAGCCGTGACGTGATTCCGGGTGATATGGGCGTCGCTAAGGACGACCCTCGTGGCGGGAAGAACGCCGCTGTATGAGCTATACAGGAAGCCTTCGAGGAGCGTTCCGGTAGCCGTGCAGTTGTCGATGACCAGGCGCTCGCACGTCTCGGTCTGGTTGAAGAAGACATACCGAGTCGGGAAAGCGAAGGCCGAAGGGGCCGCGTTGTTGTAGTAGAAGTAGAGGTCGCGGAACACCAGATCCGAGTGGCCGTTGAGAAGGAAAAGGGGGCCGTCAAACGCCCACTTGATCGCCATCGTCGTATCGTCGCCGCTGACCCCTTCGGCCCGAGTCGCCCCTTCGATCACGATGCCGTCCGCTCGGACTTGGATCGGCTGCGTCTCGACCGTCCCTCCAAGAACTTTGATCGTGATCTGCGGTCCCGAATCGGACCCCGTACCCGTCGGGGACATGATCTCCGAGGCGTAGGCGACCGCTTCACCGAGCGTCTCGAAGTGGGGGACGTTGTAGCCGGTCCAGCCGTTCGGGAAGGTGCCGACGACGATGTCCCACCGCTTATCGACCTTCGCCAAGATGCTGCGGAGGTCTATGACGTCGAGCGGGCCAGCGGAGAACGAACCGACAGAGGGAACCGTGACCTTCGCGATGAGGATGTCGTCTTCCTCTGGTAGCGGGAGGGTGTTTACTGTCGCGTAGGCGAGGTTACTGGTCGAGTCCGCGTAGACGTAGTAGTCCGTGCTCGTTAGCGCCGCGTTCGGGAACGGCCCTAGAGTCCCCGCATCGAGGACGTATCGGCGCCCCCGAAAGAGGACGACCGTCTCCGTGACGTCGATGTAGTTGTCGTTCAGGGCGACCGCCGTTCCCGTGACGATTCCGTCCGAAAGAACCCAGGACCGGAACAATCGGGCGAGGACTGGCGAGGCTCCCGGCAGATTGAAATCTACGGTAACGGATCCGTCTGCCTGCGGGGCGATGTCGGCGTGAAGAAAACGTACCGTGCTTGACCTCTTCGCAGAGCCGTAAGTGGAGTCCTGCTGGTAATCGACCGTCGGGAAACCTATCTGCGTCGGCAGTACGTCCCGCCGAAGGACCACAACGTACTCTCCGACCGAAGCGCCGGTCGAGATCGTCGTTCCCGTGGCCCCGCCCCCATAAACGCCGTGGAGGCGAGTGATGGGACCGGGTTCCGTCGTCTTGAAGATGTAGCCGAAGGTTGAGGAACGCTGACCGCTGTGAAGGAACGCCGGGTCACCCGTCGAATCGCGACCGCCCTCGATCAACTCAAAGAAGCCGGTCTGAGGGAGGACTCCTCCATCATCTTCGAGGTCTAGCGTCTGCCCGTAACCGGAGCCGCTGGTGACCGTCTGTCCAGGCTGAACGGATACCGAGACCCGTTCGCTGAAGACGTCTACCTGCGTGTAGGTAGCGAGAGGGCTGACCGGAGGGACGGCCCCGGTGACGCGAATCGAGGCCCCCTTCTGACCTTCCTCCATCGAGTACGGAACGAAGGAGGCGAAGAGAACCAGTTCTCCGCGAGGGTTCTCTGGAGTTAGGATGACCCCGTCCGGGGCAACATCGCAGCCCGTTCCAGGGTCCGGAGCATGGGACAAGATCACGGTCCCCGCCGAGTAATCTACGCTGACGTACTGGGATTCGTCCGTGATCGTCGGGTCGAGGACGACCTCCCGGGAGTCGATGGGCCTATCGAAGTTCGGGACCAAGGCTCCGCCGACATCCTGCGCCGGGAAAAGGACCATCCGGAAACCGAGATCCAGAAGGCTCCCCGGATTGGCGAAGTCCCCTCCCGCGCTGACCGAGGTGTCGAAGACGGCCCGGTCAGGCCGAGCCGCCGAGATACCAGGGATGAGTCCCGGCGTCTTGGCCGACCGCTCGACCAGAGAGGGGTCGATCAGGTTGGTCAGGCGCGAAGCGGACACCTTATCGGCGTCGAAGCCGCCCGAGAAGAGGCTGCTGATCGGGTTATGGAGCGTGAACGTGAACGTGACTTGAGCGTCGGCGCTCGAAGAAATGTCTACGATGTACGCCGAGCCTAGCCCGTAGGAAAGTCGTCCCGAGTTCGGATCGACCTCCGCGATGCGTCGTAGGGTGTAACGAGAGGTGATGAGGTCTACGCTATCGATCTCGTACCAGCCAAAGAAATCTTCAGGGGTGACGCCGGGCGACCCGTCATAGGGGGACACCGGGAACACCACAGTCCCTTGGGTCTCGGCTCGAAATACCCGGATGATCCTTCCGACGTCATCCGCTGAGATGTTCCCGCTGAGATCGACAAGGTTGAGGTAACCGAGAGCCGGGACGACGCCCGCGTTAGGGGGCACGTTCGATTCAGCGCGAGCCGTCCGAGTCTCCAGAGGGACCGGGACGGGAAGAGGGACATCCTCGTTGTAAGACCCGGCGAGTCCCGTCGTAACCGAGTTCGGATCCCAAGGATCTACGCCGCCTCCGAGCCAAGTGTTCGCCGTGATGATGTCCCCGTAAGGGGGCAGCAGATCGGAGTTTGCTCCCGTCTCTGGGGGGACTGCGACAAAGACCCGTTCGCGACCCGTAGCAGGACCCGACCCGGGAACAGCGACGAGACGGGACGCTTTCGGCTGAAGAATCGTGACGCCTCGGATGACCGGGGTGTCGCCACCTCCGGGGAACGTGAAGTACGCCGCGAGACGCTTGGCGGGATCGAGCGTGATGATTCCGCCCGTGATGTCTACGATACGGAAAATCTCGAACTTCGACGTTTCGTCCAAAGCCTCCAAGGGGGCGTTGTTCGCGCCAGGAGCGACGAAGCCGTCACCAAGACCTCCGATAGACCCTCCATCCAGAGAGCCGTCGAAGCCCGTCTGCGAGATGACGAGATAGAGTCCGCCGTTGTAGTTGGCGACCGGCGAAGAAATCCCGTAAGCCTCAGAAACGGTCGTCACCGCCGGAGGGAGAGGGGAGAGGACGCTATCGGTCGCGTCGATCTCCAACGTGTCTCCCGTTCCTGGGGTGGCGCTGTTATCGGTGACGATCCACTGCCAAAGGGTGTAGGGGGACTTGAGCGTCGGGCCTACGATGGAAAACGAGATCGGGTGTCCGATGAGCGACGGACCCTTGACCCCGAAGCGGTTGGTCCCGTAACAGTAGGGGACGAAGTTGATCTCCGGTAGTCCGGGCTGACCGAGCTTGTTGACCCGGACAGGCGTGTTCGCCGCCACGGGAGATCCGACGCCGGACTGCGATCCTATGCCGTTGGCGTAGGATGCCGCCCACGAGCCCGCGAAGCCTTCGAGCGCCGGAGTCGCCTCCAAGGACTTCGAGGCCGGGACCGAGGGGTTTCGGTCCAAGAAATCCTGCCAAGGCTGACGGGTCGAGGGCGTGACCGCCTTGTTCTCAAGGATTGATCGAATGTCCTTCTCGGTCATCGTCCGTTTCTCCCAGTTTCTTCAGTATTGGGTCGTCGCATTGGAGGGCATCACGGCCCGGTGATCTGACCGTCCGTCCGGACGATCCGGATTCCGACGATCCCTCGGACGTCGTTTGAGGACACTCCCGGTCCAGCGAAGCCCGCGAACGTCCCCGGACCAGTAGCCTCGCGATCAAAGGTGTAGTCCGCCGCGACTTCCGATAGGATGACCTTCACGAGAATCGGAACCTCCCCTAGCTGGGAAGGGAGCAAGGGGTCGAGAACCGGGGTCAGGTTCACGAAAGGTCCGACGTTGACCCTGACCTGACTGTATACGACTCCCGTTTCGGGATCGATGTCATCAAAGGTCTCAGGGCCAAGGACAAGGCATCCGGCACCGTCTAGGATTGCGTCCTGCTTTGAGGGTCCGGTCCCGTCGCGCCGACCGAGGTCCATCCACGTCGTCAGCCCCGGAACCTTGACCATGATGGCGATGCCCGTCACGCCGAGAGCCCCAGGTCCGCCTGGCGAGTACGCAAAGTCCGCCAAGGTCAAGCCGTCGATCCGGATCGTGAAGAAAGGCTGACCTGCGACGTCCGCCGGATTTCCCGAATGGGACCACGCGGCATCGAAAGCTCGAAGGTACGTCCGGTTTCCTCCGGTCCCAGGGAGGCCCGAGTAGTCAGGCTGCGCCGAGGGGATGTCGCCGTCCGTATCCGAGGGACGATAGTCGGTCGTGTAATCGATCTGCGGATAGAGAAGAAGGCCCGCCGAAGGAAAGGGGTACTTGGACCCGTCCGAGGCCGGGGGATTTCTTTCAGGGAGTCCTGCGACTTGGAGCGAGTCTGGGATCACGGTTCCGAGATCGTCTTCGTGGACGAACATCTGGAGCCAAGAAGCGATTTCCCATCCGGGCTCAGAAGTGAGCCCCGCACGAACAGGAACGGGGATGAACCCTCCCGCCCATCCGGCCATACCAGGGCCGTTCAGGTTAGCCGTCTGCGCCGCCGGAACTGAGGGGGAGGCTACGCCGAAGTCTCCCCGGTAACGGTAAGACTCGTCGAGGAACTTCTCCCAGCCGTCCTTCAGAAAACCAAAGAGATCCGAGTACCCGAGAACGGGTCCGGGTCCAGGCCCCGTAAGGAAGTTCCCGAAAGACCCCTTGGTCCCAGCCGAAGAGAACCGGACTGAGTGGAAAAGCACTCGCTCAGAGGGAGCCGCAAAACGAATCAGGGGCTCGCCGTGACCGTCCGCCGAGTCGAAAGGCAAGGCTACGCCGTTCGCCGCACGATAGGCGAGAGGTCGCCGGGTAAAGGCTCGCATCCGAGCGTGAGACGAGAAGGAGGGATTATCGAGATCGCCAAAGAACTCAAATCCAGTTCCCGTTACGCTGATGAGGTCTGCGTCCCCTGGGCCGTTCACCTCCGAGAAGGGTCCGGAGCCGTTCGACCCCATGTATGTGTAGGGAAGCTCAAACCTTTGATTCCGAGTTCCTCGCGAATCCGTGACCGTATTCACGTCATAGGTCGGGACGCTGGCGACGCTCTCGAAGCTGAAGGGGGCCACTCCGAAGAGCATCGGGTTCGGGCTGGAGATGACCGCCGGAGCTACGCCCGGGTTACCCGTGAGCGGGTTGTCGTTCGTCCGATACGTCCCCCAGAAGATCCCCGCCGCGCCGAGAACGCTGATGTCTACGGACAAGGACTGAGCCCCTGTATCTACTCGCCGGGGGAGCAGATAGCGGACACCCGAGACCCACATGACGTGAGGGTCGAGAGCGGTCGAGTCCGTCGTCCAGGTCCAGTTGGCGTCCACGATTCCGCCGTCCATGTCTCCGGGCTGTAGCATCCAATCCGGGTCTAGGATCATCGTGGACCGAAGCGTATGATAGGGCTCTGCGGCGTAGCCGTAAGCGGGCGCCGGTCCCGCAGGGGCGAAGGCGTTGGCGCTGACCTCTTGGTTTGCGACGTTCCCGTCCGTCTCCGGATTGCTGGGGACGGAATCGATCAGGTACGAGCCGTACAAAGAGTATCCGTTGACGGGGTCGTTCGGGGCGATGCCGTCGCGGACGAAAGCCTCGAAGTCGGACTCCCGCTTGAAGTGGAGTATGTGATAGGTTCCGACCTCTTCGCGAGCCCCCGGAACCTCAGTATCCGGCAGAAGGAAAGTGTGCCGGTAGCGCCCGACCTGCCACGTCCAGAAGTCTTCGTCAAAGTTGGGATAGTTTCCCGCCGAAGCGAGATTCCCGCTCACGAGCCCCACACCAGAGTTCGGCGTCTTGGGGTTGAAGAAGCGGACGGACTCCTTGGTCGAAAGGGCGTTCACGCCCCGGGGGGTGAATCGTAGGCCGGTCGTCGGAGAGTAGTCTTTCAAAACTGGAAGCCGGTATCCGAAGAAGTTTCGGTCCTCCCCGGTATTCCAGATGACCGTGTTAGCGACTCCGCCCACCCCTTCCAGTATGCGGTAGTTGATTCCCAGGTATCCCGTATAGAGGGTCGCCGGGATCGGGCTATAGAGGTCCGCGTTACCTCCGAGGACCGGGATCCCATAAGGCTGGACCGGGGCGCTGTTGAGATCGTTGTCGGCTTCGGGAACGGTTCCGAGGCGAACCTGACCGGGGCCGGGGACGAAGGTATCCACGAATCGACGAGCACCCGCTACTCCGTCTTGATCCCAATCGTCCCAAGGGGCCACGAGGGGCGACCCGTCCGAGGTCGCGACGCCGTTCACGATCTCGCGCAGATCGTACTGGCCGGAAGCCCGACCCGGAAAAGCGAAGGGGTCGTAGGAGCCGTCCGCCTTGCGTCCGACCGCAAAGATCCCACCAGGATCTCCGTCGCCGGGAGCCGGTTCTTCGCCGTACTTGAAGCACGAGCTTCCCATGACCCCTTGGCCGCAGAGGGTCGCCGCGATGCAGCGGTCAAGAAGCGGCTGGGCGAGAAAAGAAGCCATCGTCCCGCCCGAGGGCCAATGGATGAGCGCCAAGACTCCGCGATCTGCCGGATAGAAAGAGCCTGAGACGACCGCTGGGATTCGATAGGTCGTCCCCGCGACTTCGAGTCGGGGCATGAGCCGGGCCGTCCGCATGACGGGCTGATCGACGGCGGACCCGTCCCGAGTGAAGGCTCCCGAGAACGTGAAACCCGTTCCTGCGCCCGGCAAGGTGATCTGGTTGAAAGGGAAAACGGAAGAGAATCCGCTGTTCCAGAGAGGGTCCGTCTCAGGGTCGTTACCCGGAATCGTGAACTCCGGGTCTTTGGCCGGAGAGGGCGCGACGTAGTAATAGGGGTAGATTTCGTCAGAATCGTTGTCGGAAGTCAAAAGACCCCGAGCCTGTAGATCGCCGTCGGTCAGCTTCAGGATCCCCCAGTCGGGGATACCTGAGAAAGAAGTCGAAGGCTTCCATTCCCCGACTTTGGGGGGCTCCGCGATGACGGCTCCGGTAAGCGCGTCAATCGCCTGCTGGACGTTGTCCGCCGGTAGTCCGGGGGGCGGGGCCACGAAACCGATAGCCGTCGCCATGTGCGCGTTAGCCGGGTCTTGGACGTGATCCGCGAAAGACTGGCTAGGCGAGTCGGGAGGAAGACCGGCTTCGGCGGCGCCGATGCTCCCGCCCACGGGGATGTTCCCAAGCTGGCCGACGCTGATGCTCGACGCCATTCCGGACCCGATGAGAACAAGCGGGTCGGACGTCCCCGAGGGCGAAGAGGAGCCGGGACCGACGCGAATGGAACCTGGGTTGACCTTTCGAGCCACGTCTCAACTCCCCTTGGGGCCTGCGATCAAAAGCAGGTTTCTCGTGCGATAAACGGCAGCACAGGTTCGGTTATCCACGTCGGTGAAGCGGACGGTGTTGTCTTCGTCCAGTTCAGCAAACCGGGTCACGACTACCAGCAGAAGCTCGTTCCGCCGGAACAAAAGCCCACCCGAAACCCCCGGAGAATCTTCCGTGGCCCGGACCAGCATCGGGAAAAAGACCTTGTGCCTCACCGCTCCCGAGAGCGGCTGAGACATCGTCGTGGGCCGATAGGCGTTCGCGTCCGCGTAAGGGTAGAGCGCCCGGAACTCCGCATCCTTCGTGGGAGGCTGACCCACGGCGGGGCCTCCGAGAGTGAGTACGTTCTGGATGTCGCCCTGAACGAAGGGGTGGAGGTGAAGCAGGCCCGTCGCCGCGTCAAAGTCCCCTACCGAGACGTTGGCGGAGGCGCAGAAGAACCACTCCTGAGTCGTGACCGTCGCGTCCAGAACCGGAATCTGCTCCAGGGGAGCCTCATACGGATAGGCGAGGTCCACCGAGCCCATCCCGACCTGACCCGTCCACGGATTTCCTATCGCGAGGGGCTCGACCTGCAAAACGGTCGGGAGCGTTCCGCCCGTGGTCGTGGTGATCGTCCCTTCTTTGACGCCTGCCGTCTGGGGGGCCGAAGCCCGGTAATAGACGGCGACTTGGTAGCCTCCGCCGAGGACACCGTAGTTGGGGATCGCGTCCTGAGCGAAGTACTCGATGCGGGTCAACGTCTGCCCGGTTCCCGAGAGGGGCGTGGTGAGGACGACGTGACGGCTGCTCGAACCGAATTCGGTGTTGGGCTCGTCCACGGGGCGGTCGAAAGAATCCACCATGTCCACGACGCGCGTAAGGCCCGTCCAGCCGACGGACCCAATCGAACCCGCCTCGCTGTATACCCGCCGAGGGAAGTACAGGTTCAGTTGGTTCCGGCTGACGAGGTATTCCGGAGTGACCGCACCGACCGGCTGACCTGCCTCAAAAGGTCCGGCCACGGCCCGGGTGTCGTTTGCGACGTACTCTAGCTGGACTTCGCGGTAGCCCGACCGGAAGCGAGGAGCGAGGAGCTTCTCAAAGTCTCCCGGCCTTTGGCTCGGACCCAGCGTCCCGGCGGTCGATTCGATGACCGGACCTTCTCCGAGGCCGGTCGTTCCATCATAGAGGACCGAGTCGGGAGTGACCGGGAAGTTGGGCGTATCGGTGGTCCCGACGCCCATCGGATAGGTGATCTCGACCTCAAGAAAGATGCGTCGAGGCGAACCGTCGGTGTTCGGCGTCCCACCGCTGTCGGTGTAGCCGGTCATGTAGTAGTTCGAGTTTCCGGAATCTCCGCCGTTGACGACTCGCCGGTTAGCGTCGAGGGTCACGGTGAGGTGTCGAGTCCCGAGACCTTCGATCAGCGTAGCTTCGACCCTTTGATCGACTGCGGTCGTGTAGTGCCCGTCGTCGTGGTAGATGCTCAGGACGTCGGTGACGACCGAATTCGGAGGGGCGAAGTGTCCGACCGAAGGATCCGCGAGGCCCGTTCCCGAGCTACCCGTGAGGATGTTGTAGCCGCCTTGAAAGAGAGCCCCCAGGGTCGTAGCGTCCATCTCGTCGAGGTCGAGGTGGAGGATGTCACCCTGATACCAGCGGAAAGGGTCGGCGGGGTTCTTTTCGACCCACTTTCCCGACAAGGGGTCGCCAATCGACCCTTGTTCGTCCGTCGGCAGATAGGCGATGACGACGCGCTCGATGACCGACTGATCCCCGAAGCGACGAGCGATGTGGTCAAAGTTCCGGATGAACTCGCCCCGGGTCGTAGTCCCTGAGATGTTCGGGGCACCCTCCGGATCTGCTCGACCGATCTCGTTACAGATCAGGAAACGGGTCGAGACATCCCCGGACCCATTTCCCATCGTCGGGTACTTGGAGGCCGAGTCCACGGACCACGTCCGAAGGCTTCCGTCGAGGAGCGACTGGATCTGGTAGGTCAGTTCCGAAGAAACCTCGACCCCAGGGAAGGTGACGTGGCGCCGAAGGTCTAGCAGGCTGTTCTGCGTGATGACGTCGCAAAACTCCCCGTCGGGGCGATCTGAGACGCCCGCAGGAATGAGCCCCAGGACGCCGAGATAACCCCCGTGCGTATAGGTGGGGGCTCCGTTCATGTTGTTGAGCGGATCGAAGCCTTGGATCGCCGCTGTTGCGTCCGAGGCGTCGTTGTGCCGGTGGACGAAGCAGATCGGGATGGCGTAAACGAAGCCGTCTACGGTCCCCAGGTCTTCCGCCGCTTGTTCGGTTCCGTCGCCCGCGATGAAAAGGCCGTCATCTTCGATCCCGTAGGCGGGAGCCGAAGAATCAAGCCAAGTGGTCGAGTTGTCCGCCGGGACGAAGGGGTAGCTGCGGACCCCGAATACCGGGGTCGGCCCGGAGCCTTGGGCGAATATCGCCGGGGCGGGGGGCGCTCCGACGAGGTTGGAGAAGCCGTCCGGGTGGATCTTTGGGTTGACGTTCTCGTTCGTCCCGGTGACTCGAATCCGGTACTGGATCTGGATTCTTTGGGTAGACTCCGTGTTGACCAGGGCAGGGTCCACGAGTTCGTCCGGCAACCAGGTGGGGCTAGGAGAGAGGACGTTGCCGTGCCGGTAAAGCTGATCCTGGGCCGAATAGGGCTTGCAGGGTCGGTCGGCCCCTCCGGTGAAGAGCGGGCCGGAAGGGACCGTAGACCCTACGACGGCGTTGGTAACCGAGAGGGTGATGAAGTTGCCCGTATTCGGAACGCCCGCTGATCCGACACCCGGAAGAACCGCCGTCAGGATCACGGTGTCGTTGTAGGCCCGAGCGATGACCATCGCATCGAAGCTATTGGTCGAAAGATTGATCGCTTCCGCGATGTTCGCTGCGGTGAGGGTGTTGTTCCCTGGGATGATCGTGTAGCTGTTTGCGGGGGCCGGGCTCGCGAGGCTCGCGGTGAGATTGACCCCGTTGATGGTGATAAGGTCGCCCGCGACCAGAGAAGAGGCGTCAACGATCTGGACGTAGGCCGAGGACCGGACGCTGGGGGCCACGAGGGCTCGCCACACCTCCAAGAAAACGAAGTCTGTCCGCTTCACGGTGTTCGACGTGCCGTCGTACACCCGAGGGGGGTCGAGCGTGATCAGGTTGTAGCCGGTCGTCTCGGTGTTCGTGTACTCGACGATGACCGGATGCCCGGCGACGACGGCTTCGAGGCGGGGGAGGACGAAGGCGTTGATGAGCGTCCCGTCCGGGTTGATGCCCGCCGAATCAGGACCGCCGCCGATGGACCCAATGGATCCGCCGATGGAGCCGATGGATCCGCCGATAGACCATCCGCCGCCACCGGGGGTGTTATCCACGAGGCCGGGCGGGGCGGTCACGGTCGTGTAGTCCGCGTAGGCATCGGAACGGCTTTGGCCCCGGAGCCAGCCCGAAGGGACTTGCCAGCGACGGAGCAAGAAGTTTTCCCACCAGGAGGCGTCTTGCCCGAGATTGACCTCTGAGTCGAGGTAAGGCTTACCGGACTCGCCCACGACGGACTCAAAGGCCCGGTCGCCTGTTCGCAGGTTACGCGACACCGTGTTCGGCGTCGGCAAAACGGGGCCAGTCGTGTTGAGGCCCGCGAAAAACTTGGTGAGGTCTCTGACTGCCATCGGATTAGCCCTCGACGGATAGTACGATCAGGTCGTGATCCGCCAGGTCACCGAGAAGACCGCCGTGCTCGGCTTTGAGATCACCGAGAACGTCAGGTAGTTCAGCATCAGGTCGTACCCTGTCACGTCAAAAGTGGGGTCATAGTTTCCGGGTCCGTTCGGAATCGGGTTGGTGACCGCCGGATTGTTCGACGCGGGGAGAAGAAGAGCCATCTCGTTCCAAGGACCGACCGCTTCCGCCTCCGAGAAGACCGTGGTGTAGTCCACGATGTTCGTCTCGTAGGAGACGGCAAAACCGTTGGCGTCCCGGTATTGGGTCGAGGCGAACGCCTTTCGAGCGAGTTCGCTGTTGAGCCTGCGCTGGCCGATGGTCGGGGCATCTGGCGAGAGGATGTTTCCCGTAGCGCCGGTTCCGACGGCGAGCATCCGGAGTCCGTTGTTGGTTCCCGAGATCGGGTAGTTGCTGTTCCGCAGCAGGCGAGCGACGGCAATCCCGGCATCCCGGACGATCAAGTTCTTCAGATCGTACTGTGCGACGATCTCGCCCGACTGGGCATCCCGAGCTTCGATGAAAACCTGGCCCGAAACCGGAGCTAGGCCGGAGGTCTCGACGTGCGTGAGGCCCAGGTTCATGGTCACACCTTGCTTGCCCATCTTGATGGTATCCTTGAAATTCATGCTTGCCTCACCTGGACCCCTACTTCGGGCTGGGGGATAGGAAGCCTACCGGGTACGGGCGGGATCCAAGATACCCGCTCAAAGAATCTTGTCAGTACAAGTGGACGTAGTAGGTCAAGGTGAAGGCCGTCGTGTTGGTGATGGTGATGGAGGTGAACGTCAAGTTGTGGGACAGGTTGTATGTCCCGGTGGCGTCCACCCAAATCCCCCCAACATCTTTCCAGACTGATGGAATCGGGGGGTAGGGGAAGGCGTGCGTGAAGGTGGCGCTTGCTCCAGGTAGAAGCTCAAAGGAGTAGTCTACCGCAATAAGCTCATCGTCAACAAGCCCATAAGAATCGTCGTAGGCTAGCTGCCCGCTCCAAAGGGTCTGGGGCGTTGTCGGGTGACTAGGGTACAGCAGATTCGAGGTTCCGAGCACGGACCCGAGGGAGGCCGCTCCGGTAACCTGACCAGCGTTGTTGACAACCGGCCCGAGGTACGACCCTCCTCCGAGGATGAAGAAACTCCCGGGCAAGCCTCCGCCTTGATCGTAAGGGGGCCTGTAGAGGACGTTCTGTTCGAGCGTCCACGTCCCGCCCATCGCAAGGACGCGAGCGCCCGTAGCCCGACCGACGGCGCCGATGGACGCCCCAATCGAATCGTAGATGGGGTCGCCGCCGATGCTCTCGTAGCCGGAAAAGCCTTGAGGCAAGAGGTCATCGTAATCGGTCGCGAGAGCGATGAGCCCCTGTTCACCGTCGTCAGGGACTTCGATGAATGTCATCTTCTCGTAAAGGACCGAAGCCGGGACCGTGAAGTCCGCGAGGGTATTCGTGTCTGCCGCCGCGTAGGCCGTCGAGTTCGGGATACCGGCAGGGTCGTTGGGCGAATAGGCCGGGACCGTGGACCGACCGGGCACGTCGGTCGGATTGTCCATGAGCGACTGCTCGCGGAAGTGCTTGATCGTCTGGTTCTTGGGAACCGGAGGCGTCCCCTCGTTCAGCCGGGTCATCCCGTCGAGAACCGGCTGATTTCTTAGATAGGTCGTCGTGCTCGGGCGACCGGGAACGAAGATGACCGTGACCTCATCGGAGACGAAGCTGGCCGTCTTGAGCGTGACGACCTGGGTGGTCTTGTCGAACGTCCAAGCGTCGCGGACGTAAGCCGTGGTCCCGTCGAGGATCTTGAAAACCTCTTCGGCCTTTTGATGAGCCGTCCAGATCGAAACCGACTTGGAATCGATCACCGGGACCGTGACGGTCTCCAGGTGGATGTCGCGGTAGATGTCGCCGCTCGAAACCACGTTAGCCCGGTTCAGGACCATGCCCTGCGGGGCGATGTGGCTTGCGGTAGCTGGGCGATACAGCCGGTAGCGGACCCAATCCCACCGCTGTTGGGTCAAGGACCGGCTGTCAAGAGCACCAAAAGAAATCGAGCCAAACAGGTTCGAGGCGCGGGGCAGATTGGCCGTCTCGACGTTGATCCAACCCGCCGAGGGTTCGGTCGTCTGCGTCGCAAAGCCCGTCCCCGGAATCCCGTAGACTTCCGGGTCATAGTAGGGGGGCAAGGGAAGGTCGGGACGATACAGCGTCACGCCCCACGTCGGGGACCGGAACAAGCGGATCTCCATCGGAGAGCGCCAGTCCATTTCCTCGACGACCGGGCCGGTCTGCGCCGAGTTCGGTGCGGTCGAGGTATCCGTTCGCGGGATCTCCCAGAAGTTGATGTTGTTGTAATCTTCTTCGGAGTCCCCGCCCTTGTAGATACCGAGGGTCCGGCGAGCCGTAGAAGGCGGCATCACCTGATAGGACACCGAGTACCATTCGGTCACGCTATCGGTCGAGTTGATCGCGGGAGAGGTCAACCCGAAGGCGATTTGTGTGTTCCCTGCGCCGGAAGCAAAAGCGGTGAGGGCAAGCGTGGGCGCTTGTAGGGTGTCGTCTATCGACAGGCTGACCGTGTTCCCATCCGCATCTGCGACCACGCGATAGGTATGAGGTTCTTCGTCCGTCCAGTCGAAGCTGTAGGCTTGGACTATTGCCCCGGTTTCATCAAGGAGGTGGACCGCCGGGCTGACCCCTGCCCATAGACGGATCTGGATGACCCGCCCATCGACTTCGGCCCGGACCCTGATGCTGGTTTCGTTACCAGAGGCTGTATACGAAAGAACCGCGAAACGGGCCTCGAAGATGCGACCTTCGGAGGGCACATAGGAGAGCCCTGAGAGATCGACATCGTTGTAGAAGAGCCCGCCATCCCCTTGTTCGACGTGAAGCACCGGACCCCGGGTCTCCGAGGTGAGGGTGCTGGAGCCCGTATAGAGCCAGTCCTGAAAGTCCGGGGTGAACGTCCCATTGAGCGAGACGCACGGAAGATCAATCAAGCGGCGGTAGTTGAGGCCCGTTCCCTGTTCGATGAACAGGAGTGTCGAGAGGACGACCTTGCGCTGGGTGTCCTGCACGATGACCTGAGCATCGCCCGTTCCGAGGACACCGGACTCCACGCTCAGGCTAATCTGAGCGTCCAGGTAGGCACTGGGTAGAAGGAAGGGTTCGGTTCGTTCATAGCCGTAGGTGAATTCCAGGTCGGGGTGCTGCGAGGTCGATTTGAGCAGCAGGTTCCCGCTGGCGACGGCATATCCGAAGTCTTCGGTGACGAACCAAGGGTTGTACGTTTCTTCATCCGGCAGGATGTCCATCTCCGCCGCGACAGTTTGCGAACTGGACCGCAGCGTGTGGAACGCCGGTACGACACCATATCGGAAAAAGGACCATTTGCTCCGGCTGGTCGCCCGAGGGCTGAAAGACCCCCAGAAGACCTGACCCTTGGTGGGATCTGAGGACAAGGACCGAGGGGGGTCATTGTCCCCGGTTGGAAACAAGAACGTCGCACTTGCCGGGTCGGGCATCGAGACCGCTGTAGTGAGCGTTGCGACAGTCCCAGTCGTGGAGCCCGAGATTTTGAGGCTCGCGAGGTTCTGTTCGGGCGCGACTTCGAGCCGGTAGGTCACCAGGCTCTTGTCCCAATGCGTCTCCCAGATCACTTGGGGGTACTGGTTCCCATAGCGTTTCCAGTCAGCGGGAAACGCGGGGCTCGTGGTGAACGTGGTGGTCCCGTCTGTCTGGCGAACAACTTGGGTCGCGGTGTAGACGCCCGCCTGGGTTCCCGTGAGAACTTGGAAGCGGTGACCAGGTCGGATGTCCATCGGGACTTGGGCAGTAATGACGGACATCGAGGTGCGACTCTGGATGACCGCAGTCGAGGAAGGTCCTACGTTCCAAGAGGTCACGAGATCGGGTCGCGAAGAATCTACAAGCAGGCCGACGTGCTTCAAGCCGTTGATGACGAGCGCGCCTGCGAACCACATCCGAAGCTGGTTGTGGATACCGAAACCTACGCCCGTAAATACCCCGTCTGGACTCAGGATATTGGTGTCAGTCGAGCTAAACGGGTAGCCTGAGGACTCGATCTGGAAGCGCCCCACGACGTAGACAGATGCGGGGAAGCTCAGGTCGATGCGGCGCCAGTAGAACGCTGTCTTAGGGCTGGTCGGAAGGAACGCGCCCGACTGGGCATCGATCAGGGTGTACGTCCCTTGGTTGAGATTGACGTACCCGGAATCGTCACCCTCCTCGAACCAGTCATTTGAGGGGGTCACTTCACCTTCATAGGCAGAGACCTCACCCTGTGGATTTCTTGTGAAACCCGGCTTGGCGACCCGGTTCGGGGAGTTGTTGAGGCGGAGCGAAGTCGGGCTATTGAGGACCGCCGAGTAGCCCTTCTGAAAGCCCGTGTACCGATGGCCGATGAGAAGGGGCTTCGGTCGGACGAGAGGTCCGCCGATGACGACGGTCATGGGGAACCGACTGGTGCGAACGGCGCCCTTTGGATTCGTCGGCGTCTGGATCTGGTCGCCGTTCGCCGGGGTGCTCTGATAGCCCTGTCCTAGCAAGTTCGACCCGTAGGTGAGGCTGGGGGTCGAGCTATTCTTTCCGAGTCCTCGACGATGGTCGGCCTTGTTGAGCCCTAGTCCCCGGACGTTCAGCCGGAGTCCCATGATAGGCGTCGGGAACCACTGGTAGTCCACCCGCACGTCGATGGCCGGATCGTTCGCGGCGATGGGGCTCGCCAGGACGATCTCGCCGTGGTACGGGTTGACCGAGGCGACGGCGACCTCGACTCCGTTGACGGTGACCGTTACGTCCTGGGGGGTCGCAGGAGTCCAGTCGCCCCAGTCTTTGACGAGCGGACCCCGCTGGGTCAGGAAGCGATCCCGATAGATGACCGCCGTGGTCGAGATGTTGGGAGGGGCTACCCATCCCGTCGAGTCCAAGAAGGTCGGCTGTACGAAAGTCCCTGCAATCGAGGGTTCGTAGACGACGGCATCCGAATCCAAAAAGTCCGGCTGGACAAAGACCAGAAGCGACGGGCTGTAAACGACGGCGTCTGAGTCCAAAAAGTCCGGCGCGAGGATCGCGGTTACAAGAATCGCCGGACTGTAGACGACGGCGTCCGAGTCCAAGAAGTCCGGAAGGATGGCCGAATCTGCGAGGACGGTCGGGCTGTAGACGAGGGCATCCGAGTCAAGAAAGTCGGGCTCGATCACGTCGAGCGGAGATGCCGGGACCGTAATAGAGTAGATTTGATAGCCGCTCTCAATGGGGTCCCCCGAAAGCCCGACGTAGTAGAAGGCGAAGGTGTACGTTCCCGGGGTCGTGGGGGTGCCGGAGATGGTCCAAGAACTGATAAAACCTGTGACCGAAAGGCCCGGAGGGAGCGAGCCGTAGTTATCAAGAAGCCCGGATCGATAGACCACATCTTCGAGAAGGACCGCTACAAATACGGGTTCTGAGTAGGGTACGCCTACGGCCCCGTTGGGCAGCGCGTAGGTTGTTGCCGGGGTGTCGTAGGTGTCGCCCGGCGAAAACTCCGTCTTGTACTGACTGATGTAAAAGTAGTCGTGGCTGTTCGGATTGAATTGGTCGAAGGGGATCCCGTAGGTGACGGTTCCCGAGGACCAGTTACCCCCTTCGCGAGTAGCGGTGACGGTGATCGAGGACGTCGTCAACCAGTTGGTCGGCGTTCCCGAAAACGTGCCCGTGAGCGCATCGAACGTGATCCCCGTGGGGAGCGTCCCCGACTGTGACCATGAGGTAGGTCCGGTCCCGCCCGTTGCGACCAAGGCAAAAGAATAAGGGGCGACCGCTGGGGGAGGCGGAGTGCCAAAGGGGGGATTCACGGCCCCGGGGGGTATGGCGCTTACGAGAATCAGCCCCGGGTTGACCGTCATGGAATAGGCTTGAGTCCCCGTACTCAGCCCTTCTTGAACTTGGATCGTGAAGTTGTAAGTGAGGCCAATCGCGGTCGTGGTTCCGCTCACCGTGACCGTCGAGGTCGAAGAGGCCCCGAGCGTGATTCCGGGAGGTAGCGACCCTGCCGAGATGCTCCAGGTATAGGGACCCGCACCACCGTTGTATGCGGTGAAAACCTGCGAGTACGCGGTCTGATAACGGAAGACCTCCGGGTTGACGGGGCTAACCGCGAAATCGTCGGTCCCATACAGGGAGACATCAGTGCCTTGGAGTTGGGGAAAAAAACCTCGCCAGGTAGAGGTCACGGCTCCAAAAGAACCGGAGTCCGTCGTGTTCTGATTGTCCCAGTCCCAGTAGTCCGTCGGGCTTGCGACGACGCTCGCCCAGGTTCCCGATGCTGCACCATGAAGGCTCAGTGCGTCCGCCGCCGAGAGAGACGTGTTCCTCCAGACGGCGACATCGTTCAGGTCGCCACAAAAAGACTGGTTCGTGGGAAGCGACCCGGGGAGCGGCCCCATGAGTCCCGATGTGGTCCAGCCTCGGCTCTTGATTGAAAGTTCGTAGTTGGGCGGCGTGGCTGGGATCCCGACGGTGGAGTCCCACACGCTCCCGATGTCCACACCATTGAGGTAGAGCCGAGAGGGGTTCGGATCTCCGAGTACGGTCTTCGCGAGGACGACCGTGTTCCAGACCCCTAGCGAAACAGGCGAGACGCTCGTCGTGCGCGAGTAGGCTGCAAATCCTGATGCGGAAGACGTCCTTACGGAAGCGGTTATGTTTCCCGACGTATCAATCGAGATGTGCGCGTGAGGCGTGACGAACAGGTATCCGCTCTCGGACAAGCTCGTCATCCGAAAGCGAATCGCGATCCCGAAGGTATTGACGTTGAGTTGGTTGTACGCGCCAGGAGCCGCCCGTAGCCAATGCGAGTCGCTGAAGCCTATCGGAGTTGTAGCGGTGAGAAACCAGTCGGCCATGACGTACCCCTCACCTCCTCCGAGGGCTCCTGATCAGAGACGGAAGATTCCCGAGGCGCTCCACTGAATCTCGACGTCTCCCGAGGGGGTCACCGGAATACCAGTGCCGGTGTCGATGTACACGAGAAGCCGCGAGGTCGCGTCAACGCCCGTGTTCTGATAGATGATCAGGCGGTCGATGTTCTGCGCCGGGACGCCGGTCACCGTGATGTCGTCGGCGTCAAAGACCCCGAGGGGCATCACCGCGTTCTGAAGCTGCGTGGATCGGTCCACCACAGCGAGCGCAGGAACGTCGACCACGAAGGTATCCGTGTTGAAGTTGGGGGAGTACGATCCGGAGTCCACGAGAAGAACCCGGATGTCGTCGGAGGTCATGTCGATCAAGCCCGTTCCAAATGCTTCCCGGGCCTGGTTGTATAGGACGTTAGCCATCGTGGTTCACCTTTTCTTTGCGGGCTCAGAAGCCCGTTCCTATAGACCCTTCAACGCCGCCTCAAGGGAGGAAGAACATCGAGACGTTCTCTTGAAGGACCGCTTGATTCGTCTGGACACCGAGGCGATCCACGGTGACCTCATACGACTGGCCCGTGGCGACCGTCCTCATACGGGGGGTCACTCTCAAAATACCCGGTGAGACTCGACACCGGGTTCCCGGCCCCGGAGCCGTTCCGAGCGGCCCGCCATTGTTCCCCAGCACCGTGCTGAGTCGGTAGCTCCCCGCGTTCGGTCCCGAGGTGAAGGTCAGGATCTCCCCTTCCACGAAAGAAGCCCAGTTCTGTAGGGGGTCTTCGACCGTCCCGTTATTGACGGTCGCGGTTCCGCTTCCGCCCGAGGGGCTGGTCGTATAGGGGCGAGGGATGTTGTCCACCGAAACCGGGAAGGTCAAAACGTCCACGACCCGGTAACGACCGACGTACCCCCCGTCAGAGACTGAGGCGTTGATCGAGTTCGGCCCCGTCAAAACGGTGAGTTCGCAGCCGGGCCGAATGGAGTAAAAGCTCCGGGTCGCATCCGAAAACAGAGTCCGGTCGGTGCGCGTCACGCCCGCCGTTCCGGTAAGGCTTCGCGCCCCGTACCAGTAGCGGCGAAGGTCATCGTAGTAGTAGTTCTGCCACTGGTAGGAGACTTCGGCCTCGAACAGAGGGCCGAAGGAGTCCTTCATCAAGTGCCGGTAGTCGTAAAGAACATGGGCGGGTTTCAGTGCCCGCAAAACGAGGAGGACGTTCCGCTGGAGACGAAAAGGGTCTTCTGGGAACCTGGTCCCCCCACCTTCGGAAACATTGATCTCGATGACGTGCTGGTTCTCAGGGCTGCTCCAAGGGGTCGAGCCCGGGGGCATGGATCGAGCGATGACCGCCCGTTCGATCACCTCGACGTCAGCATCCGTGAGAAGCTCGACGCCTTCCTTGAGGGTCATCGCCGTGGACCCTTGAAGGAGCAAGACGATCATGCGCCGCAGGAATTCGCGGTAGCTCAGGTCACCGTCGATCTCTGGATAGCCTTGGGTCTGAGCGTCCGGAAAGACCAAGGCTCCGATCATCCGGTACAGGAATTCGGATCTGGTGTAGTCATAGGCCGAGTCCGCAAAAACTTCTTGGGCTGTGACTTGGAAATCCGCGATACGCTCTGCGATGGCCTGGTACTGAAGCGTGTACGCGGGACCCGGGACCGTCGAGACATAGTTCGACGGGAGTAGCTGGAGGAAGACCGAAAGAATCCGGTCTACCTGGGACCGGACGGCATTGATACGATCCTGACTGTTGGTGTCGTCAGGTGCCGGGTTCTGATCGATCAGCGAAGGCAGTAGGTCTTTGGAGGAAGGCTTATCCGTCATGTCTACCTCCGCCGACCCACGAGGCGCTCTTGGAAGTCGGTGTCCTCATCGTAGGTGAAGTCGAGCGTCCCGAGGACGATGTACTCCACGGGTCCGGGCTCGATGCTCTTGACCCCGTTGTCGCCCGCCACGAAATACGTCGCCGTATACGAGGCGTCCTGGGGGGTCTCGCCCTTCGGCAAAGCGAGAAGAACCCGGTTGGCCGTGAGGGTCGTCCGATAAGCGGCGATCTCCGCAGGGGTCGCGAAGGGGTACTTCGCCGTCAACGTCGCATCGTCGCTATAGCCGGGGATCCAGAGCCCTTGGTTCCCGATGATGAACGCCGAAGAGGGGGTGTTCTTCAAGGGGACGCCATTGATGTCTGGCGGCGTCTCGTAGTTCGTCAAAACCACATCGTTGCGGAACACGCCCCGAAATTCGTTGGTTGGCCCGCCTCCGTCCAAGGTGGCGAAGTCAAGGGGTGTCTCCAGCAAGTGTACGTCTACCAGCGGACCCTGCGACCAGTTTGTGACGTAGAAGGTCTCCCCGGACCCTGCCGAGAGGACTTCCTGGACGATCATGGACTCGTCTGCGAGCGTCAACTTCGTGAGGGGGACGATAACGTAAGAGACTCCCGACACGTTCTCGATGGCGGCAATCACGTCGCTCTGTCGAAGAGGGACGCCGAAACCGAAAGCCCCTACAAGTCGAGCGAGAGCCGAGCGGACGGCACTGTCCACTTGGGCGGGGTCTTGCCGCCGACGCACCACGATGGTCGCGTAGATGTCCACGGCGACCGGGATACCTTCTTTCGTGAGGACGTCCGCCGTCGCATGACGGGTCTTGTTCACGGTATCCTGCGCGACGGTCACGAGCAGATTGGTCGTGTAGGCGACAGTGAAGTTCTCATCATGGAGGTAGCTGACGAGCACCTCGTCCCCCACAGCAAGCTGAGACCCGGTGGGAAGCGTAAAGCCTAGAGGGGTCGAACCGGATTCGTCCGTGAAGACGTAATCAGGGGTCGCTCCGCCCGCCACACTGGGATCGTAGGGGCTGACGTAAGTGATGGTCCCGTCCGTACTGGTGATGACCACGGAAAGCGGGTTGATGCCCAGGTTCTCCAGGTACTCGACACCCCCGAGAAGAACATGGGGTTCGTTGGTGACCTGAACCGGGACTCCCGAGGGAATCGTCGGAAGGGTGCTGTTCACAGGCAAAACGACCTGTAGGTAGTCGCCTGCGACCGTAGATCGACCTCGCCCTAGAGGGCTCTCCGGGTGGAACAGGCTATACAGGGTCGGACTCACGACATTCGTGAGGGTGGGGTCTCCGGTGAGGGAGACAATGGACCGAACGGGCTGGCGCGGGAAGACGTACTTGTCGCTCGTGCGATAGCGGTAAGACCCCCGGAAGATGTCCCCCATGTGATTGTTGATGGGGTCGTTGTAGTCCGCCGAAAGCTGAATCCCGTCCGGCGGAAGGATGATCACGTCGGTGAGGTCGAGGACTTGCCCGGTCGTGATGTTCTCGAACTCGTACCCGTAGGCCGGATAGTCGAGCATTTCGATGATCGGGTTCGATGCGCTCAGGTCGGGGTCCACGGCGCGGAACTTGAGGTCTGCGAGGTCCCCGATAGGCTCGAACTGAATGGCTTTCTTGATCTCGAAGGAGAAAGCGAAGACGTCGGTGACCGTCGCCAGGTTGGTTCCCTTGAGCCAGATGTCCACCATGCCACCGAGATGCTGGCCCGTCGCGGGGTCGATGTCCCGAAGCATGAGGGCGTGACCGGCATCGACCACGTTGACCTGACTGACGCCGGGGACCGAGGTCGCGGTTTGCGTGTAGCCCCGATACGTCCCGCTATCGACCGAGGAAAGAACGCCATCGGCACGAGTCGCAAGCTCTCGGTTCGTCTCCGTGTTCGTTCCGCCGAACATGAAGGACTCATTGGTTGCCAGGACACCCGAAGGGCCGTTCTGGAAGCCTTGGACGGCCCCAGGACCGATGTTCCCTGCTGTTCCGGGGGCGTCTGCTTGGACGAAGACGCGAGTCGAGTAGCGGCCCGTAGAGGGGCTGTACGAGACACCCGCTCCGCCCGTGCTGATCTGTCCTGCGGAGGTCGTCCGGAAGTTCACGGCCCCTCCCAGTACGACGGTTCCGATAGGAATGACCCGGGTAGTCGTCGGGCGAGTCGTCGTATAGGCGGTGATCTCGCCCCGGGCGCGCTTACCTGAGAGGCGCGTAACGCCCCGGCGAGCGGCGAGGTGGTCAAAGGCGTTGTTGATGACCGTCTGAACGTCTGCGTCTCCCGTCAAAAAGAAGGCGTACTTGAGCGCCGTCTTGTAGCTCGACTGGCTCACAGGGATGGAGAAGCCCGTGTTGCCCGGGTCGTCGATCTCCAGGAGGGAGGAAAAGGCTTGGGCCTTGTGGAGAAAATCCACGATGAACCGGATGCGTTCTGCCTCCGAGGAGAAGGGGTCGATGAACACGTCGCGGGTCACGGACCCCGGCTTCACGTCGATGTTAGGCTGCGACCGCTGGATCGAAAGAACCGTGTCTCGGACGATCTGCTGCCGGGTGACCGAGGGAAGGGTGCCGATGGTCGGGCTCAAAATGATCGGAGCGCCCGAGACCTCTGGTGAAAACTCCGATTCGTACTCGGTCCCGTTGATGTTGTAGACGGCGGTCACGACGTAGTACAGGGGGTCCGTCGTCAGGATCGAGTTGAACTCTGCGTTTGGGATAGCGGGATTGTTGATCGAGTTGAGCGTCGCAAGCCGGTCGTGCGTGAAAGAAAATCGCTGGAAGGTGCGAACGGACGAGAGCGACACGTCTACACGGAACCGGGTGACCGTCTCCGGAATCGTGACGTTCTCGTTGAACTCCGCCTCGATGATGTTCCCGGTGGAGTCGGTTTGGTTCCCGACAAGGTTGAACAGGAGGGGATCTGCGGCAGGAAGTCCTGCCGGAGTCAGGGCGGTATCGGAATCTGAGGTGAAGGTCTGGAGGGGTGAGACTTCTTCTTGAGAGGCTCCCGTGATGACGAGGGCCGGATTGATCCTGTAGTAACCGACCGTGCCCCCGCCCGGCGAGGTGGAGGCATAGAAGTGATAGCCCGTGATCCGCTCATCGTCGATCCCCTCGACGTTGATGGTGACCACGCGGTCCTTGCGTTCGATGAACACGCCGGTCGGAGGAAGGGCGTCCGCTTGTACGTCTCGCTCCAAGGAGAGGCGAGCGTTGACGGTGGCCCACGGGGTCGCGTCCCCCGAGGTCAAAACCGACTTGGCGCGGATGACATTGTCGCCCGGAAACAAGTGCAACCCCTCTGGATAAGCGGAGGGGTTCGGGATGGTGAAAGTCGTACCCTCAAAGACCACCAGATCAGGGTCCGAGGTGAACCCGGCACCCCGGATAGACACCTGGACATCTACGGTGTTGGGGTCGATGGTCCCCTCAAAAAACTTGTAGGGGCTGTCTGTCGAGAGGACTTGATTCTCTCGGAAGACGTTGTCGAGGCCCCGGAACTTAGGAGTGGTGCCCGGCATATCAAGTACCGTCCGTGAGAGCTAGAGGGTTGAGACTAGAGAAAAGGCTTTGGGTCGTCCCCCGGGTCAAGCCTGATCGGTTTCCGTCAAGCATGAGCCCGTTGCTTCCCATGAGGGCCACGACGCTGGGGACCGTGAACACGATGGATAGCTCGATGGGCTCACTTGAGGCGTTCTGGACAACCACGTCGATAAGAAACGTAGTCTGGTCTTGCGAGTGCGGCGACACCCTGACGGAAAGAACTGAGTAGATTCGTTCCCGGAAGGTGACCTGCTGGTATTTCGCCTGGGACTGCTGAAGGGCTTGGAGCTTCGCTAGGGACTGGCGAACGTCCTCGCTGATGAGCGCCGCAACCGTCCCGAGAGCCTTGGACCCGATCCTGTCTCGGATGGTCGTCCCGTACCAGGGGTGGTAAGCGTTGGAGCCCCGGTCGGTGAGGAGCAACTTCAAGCAAGCCTGGTAAAGCAGGTCCTCATTTTCGATGAGGACGTTCTGCCCTGTCTCGTTGTACCGAAGGTCGTTCTCGATGTACGAGCCCCCGCACCGAAGACACCGCTGGGGCGGCACCGTGTACGTCACCTTGAAAACAGGGTTTCCACGGATGACCTCATTGAAGCGAGGGAAGCGATTGGTGATCGTATCCGGTCGCAGGTAGAGCCCCCACGAGGGGTAAATCTGGCGTCCGAGAGCACCCCACTGGCGACCGTTCTCCGGGCTTCCGAATCCGAGGGCTCCGGCAGCGGACCCTCGAACTCGAAGGAAGGAGGTCGGGCCGACGCGAGAGGTCTCCGTAAAGAAGAGGTGTCCGTTCAGTTGGCTGACGAGGGCCACATCGAAGCCCTGAGTGAGCATGATCTTGACGGCTTCTTCCGAACTGATCCTCGACGTTCCGGTGACAGGGAAGACGACCGTTTGCGACCCGAGCGGCGTCTCGACCGTCAAAAGGTTCTCGTTCTCCACGAGGTCGAAGGGGCCGGACACGGTGCCATAGACCGAAGCGGGCGTGAGAAGCCCGCTCTGGGGGATGAAGAACTCGTCATTCACGAGGATACGAACGGTGTTTCCCGAGGCCACGGGTTGACGGCAAGCCAGGGACTGTCGGTCAGCCCCTAGACGGACGACCTCTTCGACGGTCGTATGCGGACAAGGGAAGGCAATCTGAAAATCCCTGCTCACGACGTCGCCCCTCTACCCCCGTCCGGTATAGGGGCGATACCGTTTGAGAGCTTATAGGCTCGGACTAGGTGAGGAGCCTACCATGTCTGATCGTACCCTACGTTCCAAGATCGTCCGTCTTGCCAACCAGCGTCCTGAGCTTCGGGACCACCTGCTGCCCCTAATCAAAGAAGCAGCTTTCCCTCGCGAGGGAAAAGCGACGCTAAGGATGATTCCCGGCGGGTTCAAGGTCTACTATTCCCAGTCGTTCAGTCCTGTAGGTCTCGCGGTAGAAAAAATGCCGGGGATGGGACTAAAGACCCGCGACTCTCTGGAAAAGTTCGTAAGTAGACTGAGCGAGGGTGTTTCGATCCCGCTAGATTTGGCAGACTCTAGCGCATACGTCCTCCTTGGCGTCGAAGGCGGAAGCATCACCTTCAACGTAGAAGGGACCGTGAAGGTCGTAGGTCGAAAGAAATTGACTCGTGAGATGATCGAGGCGGCTGAGTCGAGCGTATTCGACCGCTTCGGGTATATGGTTTCTATCCTCTGACGGTTTGAAAAGGTCGCGCTTTTCTCGCCGGTTTCGGACGGAAGTCTAGCAGCCGAGCGGTTCTCGGTCCTCGGACACGGCATCGGGGAACGTGAAGTCGAGGAAACCGATCTGGACGCTAGGTCGGAAGCTCTGTTTAGCGGCGTCGTTCTCGTAAATCAGGTCTTGGATGTCGGTCACGAGAGACTGGACCCGAAGCCCCCGAGAGAAGCGGGCTTCGTCGAAGTCGTCGAGCCCATTGAGCGTCCCGCCAAACGCTTGGATAAGAATCTCGTCGCGCTCGGTCACGAGTTGTTCTCGCAGGTCGCATAGCTTGATGATCTGCCACTCGATGTTCTGGAGCCGTTCCTTGATGATCTGGTTGGCCCACCCGCGTATGGCGTGCATGTGCCGCACGATGCTGTCGCTGTCGAAGGCTCCTCGGTCCCGACGCCCGTTCTGGCGAGCCGGGTAATACCGATCTGTCCGTAGCCAGCCCCCTTCATAGCCTTCGTAGCCCGTCCCGTTCGGTTTTCCTCCGGGGTTCGAGGACTCCACGGAGATCGGCGCTGCTACACCCCCATGAGGGTAACGCTCAATGACGATGGGTTCGCCGTTACCGTTTTCGCCCACGATCTCAATACCGTCCGGGTAGGCGAACGGCGAGATGTCGAGTGGGTTGCCCCCGTTGGCGATGTACGCTTGGCAAAGTCGGGCCAAGCTGGAGCCGGTCGTTACCCCGAATCCGACGCGCTGCTCAGTAGCTCGCTGTTGACCATTGACCTCGGCGGTCTGATAAGACACCGTAATGAAACCGATCCGCTGGATCTCGGCAGAGATCGTACTGATCTGCGTGACCACGTCTCGCCGGTTTCGCAGAAGCCAGCTAGAGTAGGCCCGAAAGTATCCGGTCGGCCACACGGCCATCTTCGCGAAAGTCGTCATCAGAGCACGTCCGGTTCATCGCCCGGCGAAGCCGGTGCGGGAAGGTCTTCGATCCCCATGATCGGACCTACAGGCTCAGTTCCCAGGTTACCCGCGATGGGATCTGCGGAGGGCTTGAACAGGCTGGCAAGAAACTCAATGGGGACTCCAGGAAGAAGGGGCATGACCACAGCGACCCCTGCCCCATAGGCCAGGGGGCTATCGCTAGGTTTGTTCTGGGCGGTCACGAGATCCCCCAAGACTCCTCCGGTCCCGTTTGAGAAGAGCATCAGGGCGGAGCACGCCGGGATCTGGAAAGCGAAGTTCAGGAGCGACTGGAGGAAGGCGTTGATCCGCTGGACTAGCTGCTGGATCTCGACCAGGCGCGACTCCAAGAACTCGATGTACCTCACGATCTGATCGACGATGCCCTTGATGGCAGCATCAATGGCTTCGACGAAACCGAGCATGACATCAAACAGCCCCTCCATGCCGGGGAACGAGTCAAAGAAGCGGAAGGCGAACCACTGGCCGGGACCGTCGTTCTTCGTGACCGAAGCGGCAACACTGAGGACAAGCGCCGCTTGCCGGTAAATCCGGTTGTCGGTCGCCTTGGCGAAGATCGACCGGCAGTAGACGATGCCTGAGGGTGTGTTGAAACCGATCCCCAGGTTTTGTTGGAACGCTGACTGGGCCACGAAGTAGTTGGGGTCGTGCTTTTTGAGAGCGGGCAATCCTGCGAAGAACACAGGGCTCTCATCTGCCGACCCCTCAAGCCAACTGACATCCAACTGGGCGACCATCGCCTGATACTTGTCATCGGGGACTTCGAGAGACCCGTCTTTTTTGATGTTGCCTTGGTAGAACTTTTTGAGGAAATCGGGGGTGTCCTTGGAGTCGAGGAGCTTGGCAAGCTCATCCTTGGTGGCCTTCTGGACCACCTTGGGACTAGACCCTCCGACCTTCTGGGTGAGGAACGTCCCTTCGCGACCCCGGACCATGAGATTCGACTGCTTGGAGCGCAGGATCTCCTGGACGACCTCGGTGTTCAGGCCGATTCCATAGGGGCTGATACCGACACCGAAATCGTCCAACAGGGCGCTGTTCACGTTCCCGGGGGCTGACGTGTCGATGGCCCCAAGTATGGTCATCTTGTAGGGTTTGACGAAGTTGGCGAGACCTGGTTCTTCTGCTTCGGTGAGTAGCTGATCCCAGGTGACGTTCCGCAGGTCTTCGGTTTCCCGCAATACGAGCCGTTCCATGTCTGGCATGGGGCCGGTGCGGTCATAGATACTGAGGGCGAGGTTACGGATACGTTTCTTCAGGTCGGCGCGGAACTCGATGGCCGACTGCCCCTTCCGCTTGGTTTCTTGGTCGAAATCGTCGTACAGGCTCTTGATCAGAGAGGACAGTTTCTCCAAACCCGTCGGGTCAAGGGCGACCCCTGGGATCATCTTTTGTCCTGCCCTGGCGCGTCTCTTGTCCTGCTCCGAGATGTTCAGGCTCACGAGGGTAGGCAAGTCGGCACGACTGAGAACTAGCACCGCGAGAGCGGTCTCCAGGGCTGTCAGGTAGTCGTCGATGTTTTCGGTCGGGAACACCACGTTGAAGGGAGCAGAGAACACGCTCACAGCGTTGCGGACACCCCCGATGAAGGGGACCTTCACGGGCAACCCGGGGGTGTTGATCTGTTTTGCCAGGGTGGGAAAATCGTACTGGAAAGACTTGTTTGCGATGATGTCCTTGGAGCACGAAGCGATGCGAACGTAGTAGGTATTCGCGATCCCCAAGTCCTCCAGAGTCACCTCGTTTGTGCTGGGATCCCGAACGATCTGAGCGTCATGCGGCATGTCCTCCCGCCGTAGCCGGTAGGTGAAGCCGCCCGTAGCCCAGTTCACGGCGGAGGTCACTCCGGTGGGCATCCAGAAGGTCCGCTGGAAGAAATAGGTGTCCCCCTTTTTGAGTTGCTCCAGGGGGATGGCCGCTTCATCGTTCAAATCGCGGAGGCCATAGACCCGAGCATAGCCCGGCTTGACCGTGCCGTCCGTGTCAAAAGACTCATTGTAGGCCAGGCTGGAGTCGAGCTTCACGGTGTCATAGCCGCCGTACAAGATGACGGGCTGATTCGTCCCGAGATCGAGGACCGGCCCGAACTCCCGAGGGGGCACACGCACAGAAGGATTGGTCGCGCTCGGTGCCTCTCCGGTGTTCTTTTGGACCCGGTCGTAGACGAGGTTGATGCCTTCGGGAAGGGTGGAGACGGTGACTACGAAACCCCCAGGCTGGGCGGGGATGATGGGCACGGTAGGAACGGTCCCTGAGACTGGAGACAGGCTCCAAGTGACCTCTGCGATACTTGGAGGCGTCGAAGTCGCCGTGAAGGCAGCCGCCAAACTTGCGACGGGGCCTGCGGCGGAATAGCCGTAGCGAGCGGCAGATATGGTCGGGATGGGCTGGCTTCCTGGCGTGTCGAGGTTCAGGTTGAAGAACTTGAGGATCTTGTCTACCAGTTCGATGAGGCGGACGATCTCGGAAATGTCCACGGAAAGGTAGAAGAAAATCGCGAGGGTCTTCGTGTTGCCCGTGACATCAGGCCGAGTCGGGTCCGTCCGGTCGGTGAGACGACCGATCATGCGCCGCTCGTACTCCGCGAACCCCCCTTGGACCTTGTCGAAAGGAAACCTCAACAGAGGCCAGTCCGACGTGAGGTACACGCCGATGTTCCGAATGTCCTCCAAGATCCTGCGAAGCTGATCGACCAGAGCCGAAATGATTGCCTGAATAGGATTGATGAGGGCGAGGGCGAGGGACTTGATCGTCTGAAGAATAGTCACCCCGATGTCGATGAAGGTGATGACGACTTCAGCAACATCGTTGATTCCCTCCCGAACGTCATCCAGGAAGTCGGGGAAGTCGATCTTGAGCGTCCCCCACTGCTGGTACAACTGCTCCAGCGGGGCCGGAAGATCGACCTGGATAGGAGTCGTCATCAGCGTCCTCCCCCACGGGTCATCTGACGGATCTGGGTCTTCAGTTCGACGATCTTTTGGCGGTCCTCTTGTGCGACCGCCTCAAGGGCATCCTTGAGCTTCTTGAGACCCTCCGCGACCTCCTCGAATTGAGAGGGGGTCGCCGTGTGCTCCTCGACCTTCTCCCATTGGTTAGGCCGGATCCCCAAGGCTGCAAACTTCGCAAGGATTTCTTCGGGTGTCATCAGCCCACCTTCTCCACCGAGGCTTGGATCAAGAGAGCCTGCTGCTCTTCTGCAAGACGTTCTGGAAGCTCGGCATCAAATCGCTCAATGGCCGCGAGCGTCCCGAGGATCCGGTGCGTCCGGTAAGCCAACCAGACGTACCGGAGCGCCCGGAACCTGTCCGACTGGTCGAGGACAAGGTCCACGCGGTCGGGCAACACCGGGAGTACTGAGTCACCCCCTCCTAGCGTGTCCGTATAAGCCGTGTACGGGACATCCCCAGGGGCGACCCTACGCATGGAAACCGGACCATCCGTCGTGAGCGTGTCGAGCCGCTGATCCCGGATCCAGAAACGCCGGTCGAGGAAAGACAAGGCGTCCGACGTATTGGCGAAAGGCACGATCCCGAGACGTCCGATGAGACTCCGGATCAAGAGGTTCCCGAAGATCCCTAGACCCACTTCTGGGTCGGTCGGGTTCGTCAGTTCGTCGATGTGCTGGTCCCGCTGAAAGACGTAGTACGACCCGCTCCGCCGACCGGACATCGGCCCCCGAAGTTCTTCGATCCACGAGAGCATCCTCTCGCGCATCGTCAAAACCAAGTCGACCGCCTCCTGGGTGAACAAGTTCGACGGTCGAATGACCCGATAAGAAAACGGGCGCATGGAGTTCAAGTGGCCCGCGAACGACTGCGTGACCGGATCGCGGACCTCCGTAGGCCGGAGATCCATCTGCCCCTCCTCGCCCGAAGGAAGGTTCAACAAGGAGTCGTGGACGGTGGGGTACACCGTGTATCCAAAGGTCGCCCGTTGCGTCGAGTCTTCCGGGAAGACCACCGGAGTCGCCAAATCTCCCGAGAACGTCGAGACCCCCGTGACCTCCAGGTGAGGTGTCGGAGTGCTTACGACGGACAGGACGCGATAGAAGCCCCGGTTGTCGTCGAACTGGTTGGGGCGTCCTGCGACATAGACACCGGGAGTCGTTCTTTCGATAACCCCCTCGTCTCCGATAGGCCGCACCCCTCGCTCCTGAGCCGCAGGCAGTCCTCCGATACGCGGAATCTTGCCCGCCGGGTCCACGAGGACGATGTCGTTTCGACGGACCCCGAGAGCGGCGAAGGTCGCCCCTCCGACCCCGGAGGCGTTCAGGTCATCGTACAAGCGGTTGGCCGTGTCCGCATAGGTGTCGCCAAGAGCGATCTCCGGGACGTAGCCGCCTTCGTTCGTCGCATAGTCGGCAAAGGTCCGGGTCACCCGGCGATCCGTGATAAGGTCGAGTAGCTGCTCGTTCGACTGCTCGTGCGGAACGGGTGCTTGCTTGAGGTAGACCTCGAAGCGCACCCCCGTGTACGACCCGAGGGCGCGAAGGCCCGGAGGCGCAAGTCGAATCTGACTGGAGTCCAGGACCGCCGATATTTCGGCCTCTTCTACCAAGTCGCCGTACTCGTCGAGGACGCGCAAAGTGTCCCCCGAGTTGATGTTGACATCCGGGTTATCGAAGGCCCCAAGGTTGGTCCCCGTATAGGTGTCGCCGTCATCCCAGACGTCGGGGGCCTTGGGGGCACCGACGGGCTTCGTCGCTTCCCAGTCCATGATGAACCCGGAAGCCGTGATCGTGCAGAACTGCTTGGGGTCGAAGCTGGGTTCGGCGGTGAACCGACCTCGCCGGATCTCGTAGGCGTAGCGAAGCGGGAGCAGGTTCCCTTGGATCGCTTCGTTCACGTCGTGGAATCGGCGGATGCGTCGGACACGGAACTGAACCGGCTCCGGCCCAACGGAAGGGACCAGGGAGTAGGTGTTGAAGTCCCTCATGCCGACCTCTCGGTCGAAGTCGAAAAGAGGTGTCGGGTCCGGCAAGTTGTGACCGGCGTCGATGACGTGGGCCTGAGCCGCCCCCAAGTTGGTCGTGGAGCGGGGGAAGGTCGGCTCCAAGAAGATGCCTGCTTGAGCCCGGAAGACCGCCGTGAGCGTCGTCCCGGGAAGAAAACAGTCGATCACAGGAGCAGGGATGACCAGGGAGACATTGAGGTTGAGTTGCGCCCAGTCAGAGGGGATCAAGGCCAAATACAAGGTCCGGGGGACATCCTCGTAGATGACCGCATCGGGGTCAGATTGATATAGATGAGTCGGGGCGACGGCTCCGGGATCTACTCCGAGCTGAGAGACCAGAGCTGGCCCAGGCGTCCCCAGGACCAGAGTCCCAAGAGTTGCCGAGAAGACCACGGGGGCCTGAGCAGGGTTCACAGGAGAGGTGGCCGTGATCTGATTGAAGCCGTAGATGGCGTTGGCGTCGTTCCAGCCCACCAGACTGGGGTCGTCGGGGAAATTGCCTCCTCGAACCGTGATCGGAAGCGAAGTCATGCCCGAGACGAGCATCCCAGGCTGGATGAACGGTGTTGCCTGGACCGCCGTCAGGGAGTCGCCATTGGCATAGGTCAGGGTCGTCGTGTCGAGGGTGACCTGATAGACACCACCGACGGGAACCACACCAAGAATGTTGGCGCTGATCAACCCCTCCCGGTAGGTCATCACGTTCGTCGAGGAGAGCTTGCTCATGGACGAGACGACATAGGCGCGCGAGCCCCAGCCAAAGAGCCCCCATTGGCCATCCACGGTGAGAACTCCGGTCCCGCTATTGTAGGAGATGACCGAAGGAAAAACCGTGGGGGTCCAACCCGAGTACGCCGCACTTGCGTCTGCCGTAGCTTGACCGTATTGCTGCCCGGGATCCGCTTCTACGGCATAGCGGACCAAGTACGTCCCTGCCTTGGTCGTCGCCCGGTCTGTTGGATGATCGGCCTGATCGATGATGAGAAGGTCTCCCTTCTCAATGAGCCCCAAGTCTCCCGATACTACGGATACGTCCCTGATACGATTGTCCCGCTGTACGGCATCCGGAAGCCCCGAGTACGCGCTTTCGGTCGTCCCCGTTCCCAGACAGATGGTCGAACCGTTCTTCACGTCGGGGCAGGAAGGGACCGCCGAGAACACCACGTCCGAGAGGGGCGAACCGCCGATCTCAATAGGGGTGTTGAACCAGCCCTCGAAGGCGGGAACCCGGATCGTCCCGATCTCCGAGGAGGCCAGGGCTACTGCGTTCGTCCACGTCCCGCCCACGTCGTCCACGCTCGCGGCGTTGGACCGATGAAGGAACGTGAAGGGGGACGGAAAGAATCCGACTCCGTTGGCGACTGCATTGATGGCTGAGAACTGACCTCCGATGGTCACCTCGAACACCACGAGGTTCGCCTGTAGGTCTGTCAGGGGGTTCGCCGGGTGCGTATAGCCCCGGACCTTGGCAAGTCGGAAGTCAATGACCTCCGCAAAGGTCAGCCGGTCCTCCGCGATGTACGCGGTGTCCGACTGGCCGGAGGACGACCAAGTATCCAGGGACAGCGAATACTCGAACCCGTAGAGCGAACTGATGATCTGGTTTGGCCCGCCCGGATCGACCACCGAGTACGGGATAGGGCCGCTCGTGGGCGTAGGCCCGACGAAAGGAATGGCCCCGAGGATCGGCAAGTGGATCTGCCGGTTCTGATCGACAGGGGCGAAGGGTACTTGATGCGTCCCGAAGACCGGAGGCCCGGTCAACACGAAGTTGTTCGTCACCCCCAGGTAGTCCGTCACGGCGAGGTTCAAGCCCTCGATGACCAGGGTGAGCAAGACGGTCCCGGCTGCGGGATCAAAGCCGGGAGCCCGGTTCGGATCCTGGCGAGCGTAGAGCCGAAGGGTGATGATGTTGTTCGCGGATGCGGCCCAGATGTCGTTCAGGTTTCCCGTACCGACCGCAAGGCCGTTGTTGAGCGTGACCGTCACCGAGGACAGGTCGAGAATCGTGAGCCCTGCTGCCGTATCCTCGACGATGTAAATGCCGTCGGGAGGGCTGATCTGAGGATCTACCGGATACGGGGGATTGGTGAACGCCTGAGCGTTCCCAAAGAAATACCGGACGGGCGAGCCCGTCGAGTTTCCGGGTCCAGCGGGAGGCGTCGTCTGCGTGATGAACCGAGGAGGTTCAACGAGGCTCCCGTAAGACGTGCCGCCGAGGTTCCGGGTCTCGACCGCCCCCACAGTCAAGATGCCCTGAGCCCCTAGCGGGACGTTCGTGGCGGCGTCATCGACCTGGACCAGAAGAAGGTCAAAGCCTTCGACGTTCCCAATACCGGGCTCCCCGAAGCTCGCATGACCCGCCGTGTTCGGTTCGACGTCCTGATCGGTCATCAAGGCGGCGGGTTCGCGGTCCACGGCTCCGACCCAGGGGGTCACGGCGACGACCGTAGAACCATCGTCGGCGGGGATCTCGTCTGGATAGACGTAGAGGGTGAGCGCCCCGTTCTGGGCGGTCATCACCTCCGAGGACACCGTGGATAGCTGATCGAAGCGGTCTAGCTCGGTGTTCCCGGTCGCGAGGTAAGGGATGCGCTCATCGCCTGCATCATCCCTATCCAAGCCTTGTAGGGCCGGAATGTTCAGCGGGTTCTGTTTCAGATAGCTGAACTGGACGACACCTTCCAGGGGTGAGAGGGGTCGCGGCGGACGCTGCCCGAAGATTTCTTTGAGGCCGAAGAAGAACGGGTCCGAGAAGGAGGGCCAGGTGTTGTCGATCACCTGACCGTCCGCCTGGATCTCCACGTCAAATCCGGTGCGGTATGCGGGGAGTCGATCTGCAAGTTGCGCGAGTTCCTCCGCCGTTGGCGGGTCTGAGAAGCCGGGGGGAGGGTAACTAGAGGCCCCTACAGGTGGGACGACGTAGATGGTGTCGCCCTGTTCGATGGGGAACACCTCCGCACGCACACCGGACCCGGGAGTGACGGACACGAGCACTTGGTCGGGGCTGTTGATGGGCGTCCCCCCATAGTTAGCGAAGCGCAGGACGCACCCGTACTGCACGTCCCGGACATAGAGCCCCTCCAAGCCGGGTGTCCCGAAGATTGAGAGGAGCGAGTTGGTCGCTGCCTGATAGGACTTCCCGTCCGGCTTGCCCCATCCGATCTGTTGCCCAACGGCAAAAGGTGGGGTCGCAAGGTCGGGGTTTCCGGTCACGAGATCAATGACCGACCCTCCTTGGGAGAGGAGTTTTGTGGGATCCGGGTAGCCCGTCTCGGGATCAAGCGGAAAATCGCTCAATGAAGCGGGGGTCGCGATGAGGCAAGGTTCTACGATAGGGGCGACCTGTCCCGGGAACGAGTTGGCCGGAATCCCGTTCGGGAAGTAACCCCACACACGCGCTCGGGAATATCGGTTGAGGAGCGTCGCGGTGTTGACGTTCTCAATGTTCCCCAGAACAGGGTTCTTCAAGCGGCCAATGGGCTTTCCGTTCGTCGAAGAGTCTTCTCCGCCAAACATTCGGCCCCAGGTATAGATGCCAGGGTCGCCGGTTGCTGGATCGGCCCCGATGCCCGGATAGGTGAAGAAAAAAGCCCGGGTCCGCTGCGGGAACAACCGGGAGTAGGGCTGGGGGTCGCTCATGCGAGCATAGACACCCTTCGATCTGTAGGGGGCGAGCCAACCGGCTTCATCGGGGCCGCGCGCGATGAGGATCCGGTCATCAACATCGTTTTGGACGAGCTTGAGTTGACGGACAACGAGCCGGTCGAGGAAATCCGGATCCGGCGAGTCACCTTCGACCTCTTTGTCCACGAGGGTGGCCGTCAACGGCTTGACGAGCCAGTCGGATTCGAGCACCCAGATGTCCGCATCCGGCGCAGCCTCATTGAAGACTTGGTTCCAGAGGAGCCGGGGGTTCAAGAGCCCCGTGATCTCGTCTTCGTAGCCCGGGGGAGCGTAGTCTTTGCCCTTGCCGACCCAGAAGCGGAACTTGCCGTCCTGATCTCCGATGAGGCGACCCGAAATCGTCTCCAAGACTTGCTCAAACGTCAGGACGGTCTCATTGTAGAAGCCGAGGAACGTCCGCGCCGCCCGATCTTTGTCGAGCAAATCACGACGCTGGGCCAAGAGCCCTTCATTCCCCCGATCCCAGTTATTCGTCGAAGCCGTACCGAGCTTGATCGCTCCGCCTGCGGGCTGCTTGGCCTTGATCTCCGCCTGGGCCTCCTTCGCCGCTTCCCCGAGGAACTGCGCCAAGGGCACCATGCGGAAGTAGAAACTATCCGGTGAAGCGAACGTGTAGGTGGCCGCAAGCTGACCCCCCAGAAGCCCGTTCTGAGCACTGGGAAGGGTCGTGTACCGAAAATCCGCATGGATCCTGGGTTCCACGAGGACACCATTCTTCAGGAACGGCTGAACAACGCGCCTGCGAGTGAAAGACAAGAGAAGCCGCTGGTCACTTGCCAATGGTGCTTGGAGAGGCTCCAAGAGCTTGATCGAACCCGAGTCTGGGTCCAGCCGGTACTCGATGTCGGGAATGAGCGTCCGACCTGGTTTTTCTTGGTTTGCTTGGTCCTTTTCACCGAACAGGACTAGCTCGACAGGTTCTGAGTCCAGAACAGGGCCAACACCGATCAGATCCCGAACCGAGGGCGGATAGACAGGTCGGTAGGAGAGCTTGACCGTCGGATTCGATCCCGTCGTGACCGCCGCATTGAACGGGGCCGATACCGTGATGATCGTCCGGCTACCGTCTTCGCTCAACTCCGACTGCGTGATCGTGAACGGACGCCCACCAACCTCCAGGAGATGACCCGCGACCGCGAAGGTCATCAGATTGCCCTTGAAGGTGATTTTCTTTTGGCCTCGCGTGACCGGCTCAAACGGAAAGACGTCTATCGGAAGGGGCTGCATGAACCCAGCGTCAGCCGTCGTCGGAACTGGAGAAGGGCCGTCAGGATCGACGACCGTGGTGACCGGACCTTCCGTGATGAAGGTCAAGGTGTCGTTACCTGGGGACCGGCTACCGACCTCCAACGTGGTCGAAGGGAAGATGAGGACGGAGGTCACGTCTCCGCCCGTCAACGTCGGCGGAAAGTACTGCGTACCCCGGACGTAAAAGCACTCCCGTCCGATGCGGAGAAGCTGGCCCGGCTGGAACTCCGAAGTCCGGTCACCCCGTAGCCCGAACTTGTTTTGGTTCGCCGTGATGAAGAACGGAGGCCGATACACAGGGCGTTGGCTCGTGTCATAAGACGTCTCGCCCCCCGCCGCCTCGAAGACCGCATAGGTGACCTTGACCGGAACGTAGCTGGGAATGGCCCGAGAGAACCGAAGGCGCCCCTGGCCATTGAGGTCCGGGGGATAATCGAGAACGTAGTCCGGTTGACCCCCGAAGTTCTGCTGCACCGGGCCGATGTAGACGACAGGCTCGAAGCCTTGATCGACCGTCCGGTTCGCAGGATTGAACAAGAAGGTATCGGGGGACGCCTGCTGGATCGCGACCTCGTTCTTGATGTAGACAGGGAGGAACTCGATGATCAGGTCACCGAACCGCCGCCCTTCTGCGTTCGCCCGGTAGTACTCGACCTCGACCGACTGACCCGACTGAAGGGGCTCGTTGAACGTGAACGAACCCGCGACCGGGTTGATCGCCACGTCCTTGCGACCCGTGGTGATCATCTGCTCGACCAGGTAGACCTTCTCATCCACATGGGAGATCAGGTCCGCCTGAGAGAAGTTCAGATCACCCGTCTCCCGGTCATACTCGACCACCCCAGAGGACAAAGCCGCCGCCCCTTGGAACGTCTCGACATACCAGACGGGAGCCGAAGCGTACTCCGAGAGAAGCTGCGTCCCGAACTTGAGCGTCCCCCGAGGGCGAAGCTGACCGTCCGTGTTCGCCAAGACGGTGAGGTATTCGATGCCCGTACCGCCCCCCGGGTCGGGACTGAAGCTCGTGACCGGAGTCGCCGTGAACGTGGTCGTCCCGAGTCGGACGCTAAAAGCCCCCGAGTCGAGACGTGCCGTATCCGGGAGCGTGAGGTAGTTGGCGAGCACCCCCTGGTTCGACTGACTCAAGGCCAGAAGAGAAGCCGTGTTCGCTGCGGTAGGGGCGGATAGACCGAACCGGATCTGAATAGGCCGACCGCTCGCTTCGATGGCCGCAAGACTGGGGATGCGGAGCCGAGGCCCGCTAGGGGGATTCGGAGGCGTGAGACCGAGAAGTGTGAGCACCCGGATGACAAAGGGCTCCGAGGAGAGGTGGTTGAAGTCCTTGTAAAGAACATCAGCCACGAGTCCGGGGTCATACACCGCTGAAGTGAATCCCCGGAAAGCCTCCCAAGGTGTTGATCGAACCGAGGAAAACAGGAACGGAGGCGCGACCTCAAGCTGGGTGTTACTGAGGACGTTGATGACCGTGTAAGACCCTTGGGCCTCGCCCGAGGTGATCTTCAGCCGATAGCCCGGCTGAACGGTCGTGGTGAAGGAAGCACCCGAATCGGTGAAGGTCGTGGTGTCGGCAGCAAAAGCGCCAAGGGAACCAAAGGTCGCCCGGTCCCCGAAGCGGTCAATCAAGATGACCTCGCCCGTTTGGCCCGCGAGCGGGAGGACGTACTGCGTGTCGGGGTCAAGGAGCGTAAAACTGCCGCTGGATGAAGAATCCAGATCGGCAGCATAGAGACCTCCAGCCAAGCCAGGGATGCCGAACATGGACTCCGGGACAATGCTGGTGCGCCCAAGGGAAAACGTGGACGTAGGTTGCTGAAGGGTCGTGGTCGCGATGTCCTGCTCTAGCCAGTTGAACTTGCCATCCCCGAACCCGTAGAGGACGTCCTGGTAGTTCTTCAACGGGCGGTTCACCAGTTGAACCGTCTCCCCCTCAACGATCACGTTCGAGAACTGGAAAAAGACCCCGTCGTCATAGCCCGCAACATCCTGTAGGGGCACATTGTCCAAAAACACGAAGGGGTTGGGCGAGATGCTCTCCTGAAGCACAGCCCCCGAGAGCCGATCCACGTCATTGAAATCAGCGGTCGCACCGGAACGGTCAAGATTGACCGGACTCCGATAGAGACCGTAACTGGCCCCCGAGTCTGGTAGCCAGTTGTCGATACCCTCGACCACCCGCCAGCCCGGGAGAAAACCAAGTGCCGCTGCACCGGACAGGTCACGAGACCCCCCGGTCCCAAAACCAATCTCGACCGACCCGCTGGTCAATGACTCCAGCAGGACGCTCCCGTTGATCGCTCGCGACTGACCGACCGTGAGGACAGAGTCGATGCTCGCAGCGACCTGCTCTGCCGTAAAGAAATCCAAGTCCGGGAAGGCAGCAATCAAGATGGCGGACGCCCAAGATTGCACCACCCCGTCGATGGCAAAGTACAAGACCTCCGAACCATTGAACCGAAAGACCTTGCGGACCTTGGAATAGACCCGGGCCTGCGTCGTGTACGCGGAAGGAGTCAAAACCGACTGGAGGAAATACAAAGGGTTGTCGCGCGCAGCCTTGCGATCCTCCCGGCTGATCTGAACCCTCGACCCGACCGCACCACCCCCAAGGGCTTCCGCCTGCTTGCATACATAGGCGACCCCCCGAGGAACGTCCGAAGACGAGGGAAGATCGTCCGGATTGTCCACGGTGACGATCTGGAGCAAAGCCCCCGCACGGGAAAACAGGAAAGCGTCCCCCATGCCGTCCGTGACCTGACGGATACGACCCGTGGTCGTCGCCCCGACCGTGTCCCCTCCGGGACGAACACTCGCCTCGACACCGACCTGATCGGGAAGAGAACCCGTACCGTCGGGAGCGTCCAAGATGCCCGAACGACCGAGACCCCGGTACGGGTCCGAACCGCTCGCCGTCGTCGGAAGATAAGAAGCGTTGGGGATGAACAGCGCGTTCCCTAGACCGACGGAAGCGACCCCACCAGAGGAATTCAGCAAAGGAACCGGAGCCCGAGTCGGTTGAGGCACCGCATTGAGTGCCAGACCGTCATAGATGACCGACGCCCCAAGGAACTGGAGATCGAACAAAGGCCCAGAGGGGTCCGCTTTCCCAATGTCCCCTGGACTGAACCGAAGCCGACCCGTCGAAAGAGAGACGATGACCTCCCCCTCCCCCGGAGAGGAAGCCGACTCCAAAGCCGCATCCGTCTCGACCAAAGTCGGCGTCAACGGACGCCGAGAACCAATGCGGACGAACGGGTGATCCAAAGCCCCAGGGATAGGGGCGAGGAACAGAGGGGTCACGTCGGCGTTCTTCAAAGGACCAAGAACACCATTCGAGTCCGCCTGGAAATCCTGATAGACGTACCAGATGGTCTTGCCCGCATGAAGCTCGGTGTACGCCGGATTGAAGACCAGAAGACCGTTCGACTGACCCAAGACCCCCGAGACCGAAGCGTCCGTCGAGAAATCAAAGCCCGCCTCGACATCCGCGTCTGCCTTGATCCGGATCCCCGTGAATGTGCCGTCGGCAGCGACCGGAAGACTGGAAGACCCCGGCGAAGTCCCCAGACGGATCATCGCATACGAGTCCGGAGTCAGAGCGTCGCCCGGCAGATAAGCGTTGATCGGCAGGTTTCCGAACCGAGGGTCCAACTGATAGGCGGAGTCGAACTGAAGCGGCCCCAAGTTCTTAGGGGCTCCACCCTTGAAAGGCTCCCACCTTCGAGTCTTTCCGTTCCACCCAAAGCGTAGACCGTAACGGTCATTCCGCGTCCACCAGAAACGAGCCGGAGCTACCGTGTACACGACCTCGATGACCCGGTCCCCACGACTTTGAGAAAGACCGCCCTGGAGCAAAATCAACTGAGCCGACGTAAGACGGACGACCCCCGAGACCGGATCTTGATCTGAAGGATCGATGTCCAAAACGAGGTACGGAGGACTGCCTTCCCGATTCCCGTTGATGGGGTCGATCTGCCCGCCGACCCGCTCCCAACCGTCATCGTCGTACTCGACGTCCCCGCGAGCGACCACCAGCCGGTAAATGATCCCGAGACTGCGGTTCCCACGATCCGTGACGATGACCCGGTCGGTCCCATCGTAAAAGAACCCGTATCCGGCAGGGAGCGGAGGGTCGAGGTCCGGGGGATCAAGATCGGTGACCGTGAGCGTACCCGAAGGGATCGAACCCAGTCCGTCCGCCAAGTTCGCCCACCACGAAGGGTCGGAGACAAGACCTAGCTGAGACGTGTTCTGAGCCCACAAGAGGTATTCCGTCGAACTCGTACCCCGAGCGCCCAAAACCGCCGCCCGATACTGGTCGGCAGCAGCATCCACGAAATCGGGAGGCGACCCGGCACCACCACCAGGCTGCAACGTATACACCGCTGGGACTGGACGGACGTCCCTGACCACACCCGTCGTGGCTTCCGCCGTCGTAGGGGCATTGGACGGAGCAACCTGAGCAGACCGAAGAACGTAACCCGAAAAATCGAAGCTCATCTTAGATCACCGCGTGGATAGCGACCGTCGAGGCCGGAACCGGAGGGACCGTAGGGACGCCTACGACCTGACCCGTACCCGTACCTAAAAGGAGGACTCCACATATCCCTTGCGATAGGCCCGCTACGAAAATCGACACCGCCGGACCCGCCCCGAACAGAGGACCAAGAACCCCCGACAAAGCCGCAGCCAACGTCGCCGGATTCGCGACCGTCACCCTCGCCGTGCTGACCCCGTTACCCACCCCGACGACCGGACCCGTGAACTGACCCGAAGCCGTGAACGCCGAAGCCATGCCTGTAGCGACCGCTGCCCCTAGACTCGAAGCCGCCGGACCCGTCGCCCCCGCTCCCGTCAACGCACCAACCATCACCGGGATAGAAGGGGGGATGACAAGACGAGAGAGAACAGGATTGACCGCCCCCGTACCTGAGACCCCCACGACCGCCCCCGTCAAAGCCAAGTTCTGAGGCTGACCTAAAGCCCAAGTCGCGACCGCTTCGCTCAAAGCCAACGCCAGTCGATCATAGCTGACCCCGAATAGAGGAAAGACACCGACCCCACGAGACGATTGAAGCGCCGAGAACAGAACGGGAGGTGAAAGCGCCACCCCCCTATCTTACCGCCCCCTGACCCCCGCTAGGCTTTCGATAGCCCTCCCCTAAGCGAGAGGACCGAATCCACCATGAACCGAACCGCTCGTTCCCACCTGATCCGTAAAGCTGCCTCCCTTCCCGTAGGGCATCCTGAGAGAAGGGCTATTCTTGCCTCCCTGAGCCGTAGGGCTAGAGGGGAAGTCAACGTCTACGGAAAACACATTTACGGTGATGCCTACGCCCACGGCGATGCCCAAGTCTACGACAGCGCCACGATCTACGACACCGTACAAATCTACGGCGAAGTCGAGGTCTACGGCCACGCCGAGGTCTACGGCCACGCCGATGTCTACGACAAAGCCGTAATCTTTGACGACGCTAAGGTCTACGGTTTCGCCAAGGTCTTCGGACTCGCCGCAATCTCTGGAAACGCCCAGGTCTACGGTAGATCATGGGTCTATGGCGATGCCGAGGTCTACGGCGATGCCAAGGTCTTTGAGCAAGCGCATGTCTTCGGCAACGCCCAGGTCTTCGGTGACGCCAAGGTCTACGACGGAGCCCACGTCTATGACAAAGCCAAGGTCTCCGGCAACGCCAAGGTCTATGAAATCGCCAAGGTCTACGGCGACGCCCATATCTCCGTCTACGCCGAGGTCTATGACAGAGCCCATGTCTACGGCGATACGAACATCTCCGGCAGAGCCCATGTCTTTGGCGATGCCAAAGTCTCTGGCGATGCCCACGTCACCGGCAAAGCCCAGATCGGCGGAACTGCCGTCATCGTCGGAGGCAAATGGGACGGATCCGAAGGTCCGGTCATGTCGGGTAAGTGGAAGGCCCCCGGAGTCCCCGCCTAACGACCTTGCCTCACAAACATCAAAGCCCTCCCCTCCTCGGGCCTTGATGTACCACCCCCTCCCTCCCCTCCCCCAGTCCAAGCAAGAACGACCCCCTCGACCCCCCTTCGATGTCGAGTGACGTCCAAGACCCCATAACACCCTCTGTCTGAGGTCTAAGGACCGATCCCCCAGATCGAAGCCCCCAAGTACACCTACCCGTTCGGGTCCAATACAAACCCCTTCACGACCCCGATTGACCTGACGAGACATAAGCGGTATAAGACCGGCGAGGCCCCGACGAAGTCGGGCAGAGCCCATCTTTCGGTCGATTCGGTGGGGTGGGGTAACCCTGGGTCGGTTTGGGCGACAACCGAAAAAGATCAAACCTACACAAAAATGGAGGTAGGGATTGCACTCTGTTCAGAAGATCAGCACGGGAAAGCCCGCCGTCCTATACACACGACACGAGGACGGGGGTCGTCGGGTCGAGGTTCTTTCGTTCGGATACCAGGTAGGTGAGGCAGGCCCGATCTACACGTCGGTACGCTCGCTGCTGGACTCGGTCGCGGGTCGGGGTCGTAAGAACTGGACGTTCGACCGCTACTTTCGACTGGGGGCTTGGTCGAGTCGCTCGGTGGTGCCGGAGGCGAGTCTCACGGAGATATGCCGTAGAGCACCTACGACGGCTTCTGAGGGGCTGACGGTCGCTCCTCCCTCCACGGGGGCGGTCTTGCGTCCTGGGCTCACCGTGGTGCCGTCCAAGGGGCCTACGGGCATCGACTTGGAGAACCGGGCGGACGAGGTGCGGAAGCTCCTCTTCGCCGGGTTCGGGACGCGCATCTTCGCAGCGGGCTACGATCCGGAGGACGTGCTTCAGGAGGTGTACCGGGGGCTGTTGGCGAGGAACGCGGGTCGGTGCGCTTGGGACGCCTCAAAGTCGTCGTTCGGCCACTACGTCCACATGGTCTGTTCGTGCATCCTGTCGAACTTCCATCGTCGGGAGAATCGGCGTCGTCAGGTAGAGCAGGTGGGCTTACCGGCAGCAGACGGTGAGGACCAGGACGTAGGGGAGGTCGCTTCGTCGGACCCGAGGATGACGGAGTCCGTGGATGCCGAGGCTGATTTCTTGCGTCATCTACGGGCTTCGGGTTCGGGGCCGGACCTGGGGGTGGCCATCCAGATTTTGCCGCTCGTCCATCAGGGGCTGAACCGCATCGAGATCGCCGCCCAGCTTCATCTTCCGAAGGGCACCGTCTCCCGAGCATTGGCACTCCTCAAGGAGCAAGCTGCCCGCTGGGTCCAATAGGACTACTGAACAGAGCGGTCAGAAGTCTTGGGAGGCTGGTTTTTGACCACTCCGAATAGCGTCTCGTAAGTACCTGATTTCTTACAGGTGGGATACGGGCGCCAGGGCTCACGTCGCTTCCCCACTGGGGGCCAGATCGCACTTCACGACGAGGAGGGACTCAGAGACGCAGGGCTAACCTTACTGAACGTCTCTGAGTCCTTGGGGGGCGGCTCACTCGCCCGTGCGGCGAGCCGCCTGCTCGGCGGCGTGGAGGGCGGCGTCTTCGGCCCACCGGGCCTCGTCCTCGGCCTCGTCCTCGGCGTCGTCCTCAAACTCAGGCTCGTCCTCCACGCGGCGGGTAAGGAGCGCCACCGCGTAGGCCGCGTGAACCCACGCGGAGGGGGACTCGTCCCCCTCCGGGATCCAGAGGCGGCAGAGTTCCTCGAACTCTCGGGGGCTCTCGACCCCCCCGTTGTTGATGCTGATGTTCCGCAGGACTCGGAACATCAGCCTCATCTCCGCGACGGTGAGGACGTCCACGCGGAGCCCGGTGAAGTTGGCGAGGTTGGCGAGGTTGGCGAGGTTGGCGAGGTTGGTCATGTCTAACCTATCCGCCAACCCGACTGGTTTAGCCACAATCGACATCGCCCGTGCGGGAAGGGGCGAACGTCCAGTTCTTTCGATCTAGGGGGCTCGGGTGGTCGTTGTGTAGCGAGCGGCTGCGGTTCATCTTGCCCGACGGGCGCACCGGAGGCCGATGTAAACGCTGCTTTCTGGAGAGGGTGCCTTACCTCGACTAGACACGCTGAAAGCGTGAGGTGCGAGATGGGAGCTTCCGCCCCGAAAGACACGCTTCAGGGTCCGGTAGACGACCCGGGCCTTTCGGGGGACGTTGGCCCAGGTTCGGTCTCGGCCCGACTTGGGGCGCAAGATAGAAGGGGTCACCCCGCCATCCTAGCGCATCGGAGGCCGACGCCAACGTAGCGTTTCGCAGGCACGCCCCATAAACGGTCGGACGCGCGCGAGAACATGGGAATGAAGTCCCACGAACCGCCACGCAAGATGTAGGGGATCATCTCGCCCTCCTAGCGCAGCGGAGGCCGACGATCTCGACGCGGTACGCGGGCGTGTGACTGTTACGGTAGGACGCACGCGCATACGAGGGTTGACTGAACCACGAACCGCCCCGCAGGATGTAGTAGATCACTTCGCACCTCGCCGCTTGATCTTTTCCGCGTAGCTCTCGTACACGGTCCCGGTCCATTCCCAGACGAGACCGAGCATGTCGTAGAGCCCCCAGGCGTTCGGCTGCTTCGTCCCGACGGGCGGGGTCGAGTTGGTGTCGACCCCGGCGATGTCCTCGACCTTGCCGTAGCGAGGCGTCGTCGTCCCGGCCCGAGCCGCGTACTCCCACTCCTCTTCGGAGGGGTAGCGGTAGCCGTCCGCCTCGGAATCCTCGGTCACGGTTCCGTCCGGGGCGAAGCTGTAGACGGGCTTCAGCCCCTCACGCTCGCTCCGAGCGTTCATAAACGCTGCACCCTCGACCCACGAAACGTAAACCTTGGGCAGATCCCGCTCCTCGGGCAAGGGCTCGTCGCCGCCCATGATCTCGAACCAGAGCCCGTTGGTCACGGGCAGGTTCTCGATCTCGAAGTCGCCCACGGCGACCTCGTGCTGGGGGCGCTCGGAATTGAACGCCTCGGTGTCGTCGGGGGAGGCGCCCATCAGGTAGGTGCCTCCCTGGATGCGGATCATCTTTCGTTCAATCATGTCTCTCCTACTCCATCGGGCTCCTAGATCAGAGCCCCTTACGGGAAAGGGGCGTTCAGCCCTCGTCGGGCGTCCAGCCCGACGGCATCTCGCGGGCGCTCGTTTCCGAGCACCAGACGCTGTAGGCGTCCGGCACCCCCTCCTCCACCATCTGCCCGAGACGGGCCACGTCTCGGGCAGGGCTCACCCACCACGAGCGGGTGGCGTCGTCGAACAGGGCGTAGCCCTCCTCGACGACGCTGAAGCCGAACTTCCGAACTGCCATCTCAACCATCTCGCCCTCCCGGGGGTCGCTCCCCCATGTCCAAGCTATCCACCAACCCGACTGGTTTAGCCACAATCGACATCGTCCGTGCGAAAAGGGGGAACGGGACGTCCGTCCCGTTCTAGGGGGCTCGGTCCCTGAGCCCCCGGACGGATCAAGGGGCGCGGGAAGCCGACTCCGCGATCTTGACCGCTTGGCGGTAGACCGCCGACTTGTTTAGGCGGGCGTCGGGAGCGACCGCTCGACCGGCAAGTCTCTGCCGGATCAGGCCCCAAATCGCATCACGAACTTCCGGGCTCTTGGCCTTGAACATCAGGGTGAGGAGCTTGTCCGTGTTGTCCGCCATTGAAACCTCCCGGGGGTCGCTCCCCCATATCTAAGCTATCCGGAACCCCGATGGGTTTAGCCACAATCGACATCGTCCGCCCAGGGCGAAGAACCCCATGAGGATTCTTAGATCCCTCCCGGCTACGACCGGCACGGATTTCAGGGAGGGTGTGCCGAAACCACACCCTCCCTGACCGGGCTCAAAAGTGGGGGTCCAGGTAGGCCCGCCGCACCCCGATGGTGAGGCGGGTGCCGTCCGCCTTCGTCCGGCCCACCACCCACCTGCCGTCGCGGCACCGGGTGGCCTCCTCGGGGACGGCCCCCAAGTCGGGCTCGAAGCCGATTCCGTAGTGGTGCTCGTCGAGGCGGAAGTTGTCTCGCCTCACCAGGCACTTGCGGTGCGAGAGCACCGCAACCACCGTGTACGGGTAGCAGTCGCTACCCACCGACACGGTGGCCCCCATTCCGGGGACCACCTCAACACCGTCGTTCGTCATCGCCACCTTGCTGTTCATGCCTAACCTATCCGCGACCGTGGCTGGTTTAGCCACAATCGACAAAAACAGGTGAAGGTGTCGATTGTGGCTAAACCGGGGGGTCTCGCGGATAGCTCAGGTATGAGCGGACTTGGCCTTGCCCTGGAGATTGAGAGAGCCCGGGAACTCCGGACTCAGATGGAGCAGGAGCGGGCTGCCCGGTCTCGGGCGAACGCCCGGTTGGACCGGGCGTATCAGGAGACGATGGCGCGTCTCACGCGCCTGCGGGCGGAGGCCCAGGCCCGCGAAGCCGCCCTGGCGGAGATCCAGCAGGGCTGACCGCACGAGGAGGACATGACGATGGCGACCACCTTCACCCTCACCACTTACGGCGTCGAGGAGACGTTCCGCACGGTCAACGACGCGAAGCAGTGGGTGCAAACCTACAACAAGGCTCTCAAGTGGGAGCGTTACGAGGACGGCAACGGCGAGTCGTGGGCGGGCTACACGACCGACGTCAACGGCGATGACCTGCTCATCGTCACCATCCGCTGACAAGCCGAGACGGCGCCTGCTCGCGGGGCGCCGTCTGCGCGTACTGTGCTCTCCCTTCTGGCTGAGAGCCAGCAGGGCTGACCGCCCTGAGCGTCATACGGTATACGGGGCAGAGGGAGGATTGATGATCACCTTGAGCGACTACCAAGACGAGATTGCGAGTCTGGCGAAGGACGCGAGCGAAGAGGCCCGGGAGCACAACCGGGACTTGTGTGAGGTCATCCACGAGACGGTGGATGGCCACCAGTGGGTCATCTACAGCAGGTTCGCGCCGTTCGTTCTCGCCCTCTCGAAAAGTTCCGAGGCGGGCGCAGAGTACGGCGATCTTTCGGAGATCGTCCGAAAGCACGGAGTAGACGGGCTCATGTCCTACCTCGCTTGTGCGGCGATGATTCAAGACGTGGAGCAGGCCGCAGGGGACTTGCTCCATGACGATGCCGAAAACGCTTGACCAACACGGCGGAGCGCCCCCGGGTTCGACTCCCCGGCAGGTCATCATCTCAAACCAGGCTCTGATCCCCCCTCCCGCTGGACGGAGGACTCGTCCAGCGGGAGATCGAACCCTCGTGTTTTCTTCCACCCCTGTAAGAACAATAGGGGTTCATGTGACCCGTGTGGAATAGTGGAACCGCTCGATAAACTTTCGGGTTGGGCTCCAGGGGTCAAAAATGCCGTGTTGAACCTGCACGAATTTTTTGACCCGATTTTGGAAACCCCCACCCGGCCCCCTATGAACCCCCCGGCCTAGCCCTAGCCCTAGCCCCCATGAGCCCTAGCCCCCATGAGCCCTAGCCTGCCTGGCTAGCCCTCAGAGGCCCCCAGCC